CTCGCCGTCCGTAGCGATAGACTTGGCAATAGCCGCCTTGTCCTTGGCGCTCTTGTCCTTGGCGTTCTTGAGGATTGCCGACAAGTTCTCTTTCACGGCATTGACCGCACGCAGCAGCACATCCTTACCACTGGCCGCGTTACGCTTGGCATTGAGTGCCGCACGCAAAGCCGCTTCCGTCTTGTACCCGGATGGCAGAATACCCATTTCCCAAGCCCTCTTGATGTTGTTACGGTACTGCCGCCACTGGCCGGGAACTACTCCAATCACAGCCGCCGTATCATTGGCCGTTAGGTTGTAGTCGGTATCATCCAAGGCAGACAATGCCGCAGCCTTTCCCTCGTCGGACTTGATATACTTCTCCGTCTCGGCAACCGCTTTCACGAAGGATGCAACGCTGTCAGACTGTTGCGCTAATTGTAGCATGTGCTGGCTTACCGCTGTTCCCTCGCGCTTACCGACCACAATAGCGGCTGATGCTACAACAGCTTCCAGCATGACGGCACGGTATGTCAGGCCCACCTTGCCGCGCCCGATGCCGTCTTTCGGTTCTACTGCCGGGATAGCAGTAGGTAATGGAAGTTTCGCATCTGTTGGTACTGTTGCGCCCTTAAGGGCTTTTGTGAGTTTCGCTTTCATTGTGATTGCTCCATGTTTAAACAATGCATGATTGCACTGTGTAGAAACAGGGTAAACTAATAACTATCATCCGTCAAGCTAAAATGTAGTCTACAGACTACGGATACTGCTACTTTCCGACTAACGGTATCCCTGTCCCTTGCGGGTGTATATATTAAGGAATAGCAAGAATCATGCCAACATTACACAAGCAATAATCGTGCCATATCAATGTATCATTATTGGAACATTGTATCATAAATACAACAGGTTGTCAAACCATATTGGCATGGATTTTGCATGATTAATCACGCACAGTTTGTGTAGTCTACAGACTACATATTAGTATATTAGTATATTAGAGTGGGGTTATATGCTGCTTGCCGTACATCCATGATGCTACTGTCATAATGAGAATACATCTCATTACTATGTAGGATATATTCAACCATACATAATATGCGGTGAAATTTATTACACCATATTTAATAAGGGGGTACCCCGGGGGATATGGGGGGTACGATATCTGTGCATCGCACCTTCCCTAAATCCCACCAAAATTACCTATTGGACCATAAGTGTATATAAATCATATACTTGCATTTACTCAACCCCGCGAGTGGGTGTCCCCACCCGTCGGGTGATAAAATATAGTTCCCAACTACGGGAACTTTATGCAATTCTTGCTGTCTAAAGATCATATAATAATAAATATAACTTCTGAGATTGACTAGCGAAGGGTGAATGGCCCTTGAGGGCCGTCCCGAGCGATAATCGAAGAAAGCGCAGGTTACACGAACCCCCTTGAGGGGGTGCAGGGATAACCGAGCATACACTGGGGTAAGTGTAAAGTTTTAATGGAACTACGTCTAAAGAGGCCCAATGAACTACACGCGCAGTATCGTTCTCTGCTTTATCCTTGCTTTCGGCATTAGCTACTCAGCCACAAGTGCTGAGAAGCTCTATTCCAAGGAAACCGCCTTGGATATGTGTGCAACCGGCATCAACAGCACATTAGACGATCTAGCCGAACTGGCAAAACTGGGAAAGACTACCACGGAGATGCAAGACGCAGTGGCCACCAAGGACCCCGAAATGCGGGGCCTTATCCAGAAGTTCATTGCCGAAGTAATGAACGAGGAATTTAATGCGGCGGATATAACCCTTAAGAAAGCCTTGGCCGTGTGTGTTAAGAAGCTCTCGGACATAGAGGTGTAACAACATATGCACAGAAACACCAACACCAACGATGTACAAAAACACCTCCACGCCATAGAGCGCAAGCTGGATGTGGTTATCGACGCGCTCTACCATGTTTTACTAAAGGAGAATCGCATTATGGCAAGCGTACAGGACTTGAAAGATGCAGTAGCGAATGAAGCAGCGGAAGTAAAGGCTAAGTTGGATTCACTCGAAGCTAAGGTCAAGGAACTTCAGGATATTATTGCTAATGGTGGAAGTATCACTGAGGCGCAGTTGGACGAAGTTATGACAGCCATCCAGAACATCTTTAACCCCGCGTAATAGCAATTAATGGGGGCGGCAACGCCCCCTTTTTTGGGGTCAATTACTCTATGTTAGGTATATTGATTATTTGGCTTACCGTAGTTGTATCGGTGGCTATTGGCACTTATCCCGATGGATATGCTAAAGTAGATGTGGATAAGACAACCATAGGAGGAACGCCGCTGAGAGACGCAATCAAGCGTCCCACTACAATACCGGACACAAAGAATGAAACGAATTAAAAAGAAAAAGAAGTCATGGATTTACCGAGCCCGCTCGGCGATAACGGGCAGGTTTGCCAAGATGTGGCGTGCCCTTGCAGATAAGACGCACTACGTCATCGAGAAGTTCAAGCGGTAGAAGCGCTACGCAGTTCGGGAGCCTGCTTTAACAAAACTCCCTAGAATACTACAAGGACACATAAACAATGCCAGCAGCCTTAGAGCGATGTGTTAAAGCCGTAATGAAGGAAGGAAAAGTTAAAAACGCCCATGCGGTTTGTAGGGCTCGTATGGGCACGGATGAGGAAATCATGCGACGTTCGATGAACAAGAAAAAGAAGAAACCTATGAGGAAGATGTAACGTGGCCTATCCCGGGGAACTTGAAGACGTAGCATATAAGGATTACGTCATAGAGAAACAATCTAACGGCGAGGAAGCCCTATCCAAAGAGGAATGGCGTAAGCGTAATCAACCTTACGACCAAGCGCAAAAGTCTGAGGGTGAGCGAGTAACGGACAAAGAGGACTTCGATAAAGAACGCATGAAAAACCAACGTGGTTGGCAAAGCAAACTAACGGGGAGTAAATAATAAATGGCGCAAAAAGCATTAACTGATTATATGATGGATTGGTACTCCGGCCTAGTAAACGGCGCGGTGCTGGTCACTGATGGCGCGTTCAGTTCTCCTATAGACGATACCGGAACTTATGTCTATTTAGGTAAAGCTCCTCCTGCCACGGATGGAGCAACAGCCGCATGGCAAGTCACCAGAATCACAAGTGCTACAGGTTCCGCCTATATCGCTACCGGGCCGGGGGCGAGCACAACTACCCAGATTTGGGATAACCGTACCTCACTAACTTATACGGAGGCATAACATGAACGCAATAGAAGCTTTTTTTGCAATGGGGAAACCCGGTCGTCTCAAGACCAAAATCTTCGTGCATCCTTTTGCCGGAAGTATAACGGGCAATACCGATACCTCTGCACCCAGATTGATTACAGGCATGACTAACACATTAGGTTTGAGTGTTGGGCAGATTGTCGCAGGCACTAACATCCCCGCTACCACGGCTATTGTCTCTATTGACAGCGCTACGCAAGTCACGATTGACAAAGACGTAACGGGAACCGCAACGGGAACCGCTTTGACTTTCTCCGGTAATATTGTTTGGACCGTTCCTGCTGAACTGCTTTATATCAGTGGAGTCGCCGGTGGCGGTGGTGGTGGGGCTGGACATGCTACGGGCGGTGCAGGTGGCGGTGGGGGTGGTTCTGAAGGGTCACGATTTTATCCAATGGTCGCCACAATAGGACAGACTTTAACAGTAACTATTGGAGCCGGTGGAGCGGGGGGAGTGGTGGGTGTCAGTAGTGGTAACGGCTCATCTGGCGCGCAAAACACACTGGCTTTTTCCGGTTCTGGCTTAGCGCATGTCATTACGAAATTCCCTAATCAGAAAGGCGGCGGCGGCGGGTATGGCGGTGGAGCCGCCGATGGCGGTGCTGGAGGCACGTCTGGACCCGTCGCACCGTTATTGCCATTTGCCGTTGGAGGTATTGCCGGAACAGGAGGAACGGTGGGTGGAAACGGTGGGCACAGTTACACCCCCAGTTTAGGCTGGTCGAGTGGAGGCGGTGGCGGTGGCGGTGGGTCCACAGCCGCTGCCGGTGGCTTTGGCGGTAATTGTGGTTTCCCTGGGGCGGCTTCCGGTGTTGGTCCTGCATCGGGCGGTGGCGGTGGTGGGGCTGAGTACGGCTATGGTTCACCTGGGGGAGGGAGTGGAGTTGTAGGAGGACCGGGACAAAACACTACTGGCAGAAAGTATTATTTCGGATGTGGCGGCGGCGGTGGTGGCCAAAATTCCGATGGTGGCATGGGGGCTAACGGCATAATCATCATTAACTGGTTCTAATGAAACGCTGGCTTCTTCTCCTGCTTTTCCCTTCCCGCTTCAGGCGGACCGGAGGGGCTGAATGAAAACCATCGAGATCACACAATGCACACAGAGGCTATAAGTGGCACGTAATTACGCTCGCGAATATGAACGATATCAGGGAAAACCTATTCAAAAGAAACGTAGGGCTAAGCGCAATGCTGCCCGGCGTATTCTTATGAAACAAGGCCGTGTGCGTAAAGGGGATGGCAAGGACGTAGATCACAAGCGGCCAATGGTAAAGGGAGGCGGGAATGGGCGTAGTAACCTTAGGGTTCAGTCGAGGCACGCTAATCGCGGCTTTAAGCGTACTCGCTCCGCGAGGATGGCATGAACTCAACTTGGCGTGATGTAATACAAGCAGTAGCACCCGGCCTAGCGGGAATACTTGGCGGACCCCTTGCAGGGGTAGCCGTAAAAGCACTATCTACGGCTATTCTTGGAAAGGCCGATGGAACGGAGGCTGAGGTTGAGCAAGCCGTTCTTTCTGGCGGGTCAGATGTTCTCGCACGAATTAAAGAAGCCGACGCAAAGTTACAATCAGATTTAGCCGCAGCCGGAGTTAAGTTAGAGGAAATCTCAGCCTCAGACAGAGCTTCGGCCAGAATAAGGGAAACTACCAGCCAAGACAACACAACAAAGATACTGGCAGTAGCATACACAGTGGCGTACTTCGGATGTCTGTGGGCGGTGTGGAAATTCGGCATACCTAGCGAATCGAAGGATTTATTGCAGACCCTGTTAGGGGTGCTTACTGCTGCCCAAGCAACGATTATGAATTATTACTTTGGATCGAGCGCAGGCTCGGCACAAAAAACCAACTTACTGGCCGATAAGTAGCCGGAGATTATACATTGGCAAAACTCACACTTAACGACATAGTATCGGGCTATGCTGTTGTCAGTACATATAATACCAACAACACGGCTGTTGAGGTTGCGATTGAAAATACTTTAAGTCGTGATGGTACGGCGCCTAATGCTATGGATGCTGTTATTGATATGAGCAGCCATCAGATAAATAATCTTGCTGACGGAGCCCTATCCACCGATGCAGTTAATCTTAGGCAACTTCAAGGGCAGGTAGCAGCGCCTGCTGGGGCTATTCCCTCTCAGACTGGGCACGCTGGCAAGCATCTTAAAACAGATGGAACTACTACATCATGGAACGATGTGGCCACTACGTTTATGGACACAGTGCTAGCGGCAGTAACAGCCGCCGAGGCTCGCAGCTTACTTGGGGCGGGGGAAATAATTAATGTAAAAGACAGCGCCTACGGCGCAGTTGGTGATGGAGTGGCGAACGATACAACGGCGCTTATCGCCGCTATTAATGCCGCCAATACGGCGGATACAGGAACCTCTGCCGCCACATTAGTTTTGCCAGATGGTGTGTATCTTGTTACACCAGCGTCTTTGCCTACTATTAATTGTAACGTCGCTGGTCCGGGGGCTATGATTAAATCAGCCTCCAGTGCTGATACCGCTATTATAACATTTGATGATCTAGCCTATGGTAGAAAATTTGATATATACGCCATTGTAGGGCCCAACTTTGGGACTACATGGCAGACTTCAACAAATCAACACGGCATTGGTTTATCTGTCTTGCGCTCAGAGCACAGCCGTTTCTATATACAGAAACTAGAGGGTTTATTTTCTGCCCTAAGTTTAGACGGCAATATAAACGAAGATCATATCGGAGAGTGTCGATTTGTATTAGGCAGCGTGCTGCATAATAATTATGGTGTTAATCTCAACGCCGGAGATGTACAGTGCGAAGCAAACCGGTTTGAGATAGCATACTTTAATAACAATTTGGTAAATGTTCTTATGCGGAATCATGGCAGCGCGGGCACCAGCTTATGTGCTAACAATCACTTTGACATATTAGTAATGGAGTTTCCGACAGCTGGCGGGGTAGGGTTTGATTTAGGAGGAGACGTACCAGCGCAAACTTTAGCTAATACGTTCATCGTTAGGGAGAATATTTCGCCTAATGCTACCGCTACCGTACTCACTGGGGCAGCAAGCCTTGGCTGCAACTATTTCCGGTTTTCCGATTTTGACTTTACTAAAATAAACACTTCTACGGCGCAGATATTTGACGGAAGTGAGGAGCACAATCATCCGGGAGATACGGCATTTAAATCCCGCTCGCAAATTTGGGGCGCTGCCGCACCTAGTGCATCAAATACCTATTGGCAAGTTGGCTCAATCTGTAGAAATAACGCGCCCACCATTGGCGGAAATAGCGGTTGGCTTTGCTCAGTAGCAGGCTCTCCCGGAACATGGGTTCCCTTCGGAATCATTAATTTGCAGGGGTCTGTTTCATGGGATCCGGGTAGTATTGCTGCTGGTGCGCGGGAACAAAAAGACATCACAGTTACAGGGGCGGCACTGGGTGATTTTGCTATAGGTTCGTTTTCATCCGATTTACTTAGTTTAGATATTTCGGCTCATGTAAATAGTACTAATCTTGTGTCTGTTATGTTATATAACAACACAGGCAGCGCGATAAATTTAGCTGCTGGCACTGTATATGCCAAAGTTATCAAGAAATAAGAACCAATGAAATTAAAGGACCTTAGGAACCATGCCTGATTTAGCAAGTTTTCTCCAAATGCTTCAAGCAGGCGGCAACGCGGCCATGATTGGATTATTTTTCGTCATGTGGAAGTTCGACCGCCGCCTAGTAGCCATTGAAACATCAATGAAATTCCATCTTAAAGATGAGGAGTATTTGCACGCATTGGTAGATCGCCGTTTAAATTCCGTTAAGGTTAATTAAATGAATAAAGATTCGCCACTAAAGGATTCCACAAGGCGCTATTTAACTAGAGCTTTGTTTGTGGAACTTACTACGGATAAAGAAACGGAGGAAAAATATCCTCCCCGCTGTACCTTGAAAGAGGCGCATGATCTGTATATGGAACTAGCAGACCCAACGGAGTATGAGTTTGCCAAAGCCTTGCTTGAGTCGGACTACACGAACTTTTGGGACCATTGGCGTCGGCTTCTGGATACCCCTGACTTTATGTTCTATCTGGAGAAATGGCGCGAGGAGTTAGAAATTCAGATTCGCTCCCGGGCTATCTCACAGATGATTAGCATTGCTGGCAGCCGCGACAAGGGCGCTGCCGTGGCGGCTAAGTGGGTAGCAGAGCGCGGATGGGAGCCTAAGAAGCGCGCAGGTCGTCCGAATAAGGACACAGCAGAGAAAGAACGTCGCACAGCGGAAGCTCTAACCAGCACAGTCAATGACGATGCTAAGAGGATTGATCTAGCTACAAATGGCTGATATTAAGAAGGACCAGATACGAAAGGCAGCAGAAGCTGACCTACTGACCTTCATTCGATTGGTGGCCCCCCATCGTGTGTTGGGGCAATGTCACGAGGACCTGATTCAATGGTGGAACCGAGAAAATCATGGGCAGCATCAGTTAGTGCTGTTGCCCCGAGATCATCAAAAGAGTGCTATGATGGGGTATCGGGTCGCGTGGACAATTACACGCTCCCCGGATGTTACCTTCCTGTACATTTCGGCTACTACTACACTTGCGGAGAAGCAGGTAAAGTTCATTCAGGATATTTTGTTATCCCCGATCTATCGCCGGTACTGGCCCGAAATGGTATACGAGCAGGAAGCAAAGCGAGAGAAGTGGACGGCGCGAGAGTTCTCGGTAGATCATCCGAAACGTAAACTTGAGTTCGTTCGTGACCCTACGGTATACGCCGCTGGTTTGGATACCAACGTAACGGGCCTACACTTCAAGAATGCGGTGTTGGACGACGTAGTTGTGAAGGAGAATGCATACACAGAAGAAGGGCGCAATAAAGTAGCTTTCGCCTATTCGCTATTAGCCTCGATTGAAAGCACCGATTCTGAGGAGTGGGTAGTTGGTACGCGGTATCATCCTGCCGATCTATACAACGAACTCATCACTATGGAGTTCGCTATACATGACGAGCACGGCCACGAGATAGGCTCAGAGTCCATGTACGAGGTCTATGAAAAGGTCCTTGAGGATTCCACAGATAGGGACGGTACAGGCCAATATCTGTGGCCAAAGCAACGTAGACATGATGGTCGATACTTCGGATTCGATATTAAAGAGCGGTCCAAAAAATATGCCAAGTACATTGATAAGGGACAGTTTTATGCCCAATACTACAATGACCCAACGGACCCGACCAACCTGCGCCTATCCCGGGACCGCTTTCAGTATTACGACCCGACGCACATTCGCATATTCAATGGGGATTGGTACTTTAAGGACCGCCGACTTAATATCCTCTCTGCGTTGGATTTGGCCTTTAGTGAGTCCAAACGGGCAGACTACACGGCTATTGTAGTAGCCGGAATGGATGAGGACAATAACATCTACGCGTTGTACATAGATCGGTTTAAGACCAGTAAAGTATCGGTTATATTTGAACATCTATTGGAGGCCCACAATAAGTGGTTCTTCCGCAGGCTACGAGCAGAAACAGTATCCGGGCAGGAAATGATTGTTGGCGAACTCAAGAATTACATGAAAGAGTACGGCGTGTACTTCTCTATTGACGAGTTCTCCCCAACTCGGCACGAGGGTAGTAAGGCAGAGCGAATCGCTATGACGCTTCTTCCTCGATATGAGTCTATGTCAATATGGCATTTTCGCGGAGGCAACTGCCAAGTGCTTGAGGATGAATTAGTATCCGAGCACCCGGAACACGACGATATAGCGGACGCCTTTACCTCGGTAGTGCAGAATCTTCGCGCACCGAGTCGCAATGCGCGCAAGCATAAAGACACTCATCTGCCTGCGTTTAATCCAAGATTTGGAGGAGTTGCCCACTAATGGCCGAAGAATTAGAAGTACAGAATACATTAGATGACGCCAATCAGTTAGCGGCTCAGATTACCGATTATTGGATTAGGTGGGATGGCGCTCGGTCCCAGTGGCTCTCAGCTAGGGCTGAGTTGCGCGGCTATATCTTTGCTACGGATACTACGCAGACATCGAACTCGAATCTTCCGTGGAAGAATAAGACAACTCTACCAAAGTTGACTCAGATCAGAGATAACCTTCATGCCAATTATCTATCGGCCTTGTTTCCAAATGATGATTGGCTAGTGTGGAGTGGGTCAGACGAGCCTTCGGTAATCAAAGCCAAGAAGGATGCGATTCAAGGTTACATGCGGACAAAACTCCGTAACAGCGACTTTAAGTCCCAAGTAAATCGGCTGCTCTACGACTACATAGATGACGGCAATGCTTTTGCGATGACGATCTATGAGCGCAACATAATTAAAAAAACAGAGCCGGTTGAGCAAATTGTCGAGCGATATATTGGCCCACGACTAATTCGCATAAGTCCACAGGATATAGTGTTCAATCCCTTGGCGGCTAATTTCGAGTCCTCTCCTAAGATCATTCGCAGCATTAAGACTGTGGCTGAACTAATTAAAGAAGTGGAACAGCAACCTGACCTACAATACGATAAAGAAGTCTTGCAACATATCATAGATAATAGGAACGCCTACGCTACTACAGATAGCACAGCAACTGGGGATGGAAACAAATCTGCGGGTATGCGTATCGATGGTTTTGGTTCCTTGGAGCAATACTACTCCTCGGGGATGGTTGAGTGTTTAACTCTGTGGGGAGACATATACGATCTGCACGAGAACAAGTTGTGGCGTGACGCCATTGTTACGGTAGTTGACCGCAGTTATATTCTTATGCGCCGAGAGAATCCAAGCTGGAATGGAATAGCGCCAATACACCACGTTGGTTGGCGGACACGCAGCGATAATCTCTGGCACATGGGGCCGCTTGATAACCTAGTTGGTATGCAATATCGCATAGACCACTTGGAGAACCTAAAGGCCGACGTGTTCGATATGGTGGCCTACCCTGTACTAAAGATTAAAGGCGATGTCGAGGATTTTGCCTACGGTCCCAACGAACGCATCTATGTTCACGATGAGGGCGATGTAGAATTCATGCACCCTGATGTTACTGCATTACAGGCGGACATGCAGATTGCTACGTTGTCCCAGCAGATGGAGGAATTTGTGGGTTCTCCGAAAGAGTCAATGGGCATACGTACTCCCGGAGAAAAGACAGCATATGAAGTAGACCAGTTAATGACAGCCTCGGGTCGTATCTTTCAGTTAAAGACTACGGAGTTCGAGGAGTTTATGGAGAAGTGCATCAATGATATGTTGGAGGCATCCCGCCGTAATTTGGATATGCCGGATGTTGCCAAGATCGTAGATGACGATGCTGGTGTTATTGAGTTTATGCAGATCACAAGGGAGGACCTTACTGCTAAAGGTAGATTGCAGCCAGTAGGAGCTCGTCATTTTGCAGCCCAAGCCCGTATAGTACAGCAACTCACGGCATTTGCCAACTCGCCAATAGGCCAAGACGCGGCTGTAAACGTACATATATCTGGATACAAGTTGGCGCAGTTGTTCGAGGAACTTCTGGATATTGAACGCTTCAAGTTGGTACAAAAGAACATACGTGTTATGGAGCAGTTTGAGACTCAGCAGACAATGAATGCCGCACAAGAGCAACTTGCAACCGAAGGCGCAATGCCTGTTGAGGAAACCCCCGCAGATTTAGGAGTCGAGAATGGACCCGTTCAAGGACAAATCCCCGGAGGTCAAGCCCCGGGAACACCAGCCGCTAGGTAGGCTATTCGCCCACATTAAGGAGCCGGAACAACGGGCTTCCTTGATTGCAGCATATAGCGGCTTAACGCGTCTTATGGATGAGTCGCTACGCAAAGAGATACATCGTCTTATGGTAGAAAGTCGCGCCAAGACAGACAGCGAATCTATTTATGAATCACCTAATATGATTGCGGTACTTGCCGACCAAGCAGGTTATCGCCGAGCACTGGATAAAGTGCTCAGTTTACTTCCCTAAAACCAATGGAGAATACAATGCCGGACAACGGTATTTTTGAAGCACCCGCACCCGAGACAACGGTTGTGGAACCTGTAGTAAAAGATTCCGGGACTGCCGTTCCGCCAGAAGTGGCGAACCTAGTAGGACCGGGCAAGAAGTATGCCACTATTGAAGCAGCCCTAAAATCTATTCTTCCGGCCCAAGTGCATATTGGGACGATTGAACAAGATAATGCCGACCTTCGTAAGAAGTTGGAAGCATTAGAGGCTGAACGTAAAAACGTGGATGATGTTCTTGCTGAGATCAAGGGAGGTCAAGAAAAGACGGTGACAACCGAATCTAATCCTGACTCTATCGCCGAGCGTGTTTTGGATACACTAGATAAGCGTAAAGAGGCAACCGCCGCTACTCTGAACTTGCAGGCATCATCCGATGCGCTAATAGCCAAGTTCGGAAGCAAAGAGGCTGCACAGAAAGCATTGACTGACAAAGCCGAATCGCTTGGATTAACTGTGCCGGACTTGATGCATACAGCAGCAAAGTCTCCAGCAGCTTTTCTGGTTTACTTTGATACAAAACTAGAACCGAGGGTTCCTAATCCTACTGGTAGCGTTAACACCGACGCTCTGAATGTACATGGTAGGGGTAACCAGCCAGCCGAAGGCACATACGCATGGTTTCAAGCCTTGCGTAAAGTCAAAGGCGATAACTGGTATTTCTCCCCGCCCATTGCAAAACAGCGCACGGATTCCGCAACTAAGTTGGGTGTGGATAAGTTCTTCGGACGTAAATAACACAATAGAGAAATGGAGAACCATAGCTTATGTCTATGACAACGGCAAATATGGATGTCCTCATTCGCTCGGAACTGTGGAGTCGGGAACTAAAGGATGTCTTGCTAGATGATTTGCAGGGCACTAAATACGTTCATTGGCTCAATGAGTTCCCCGATGGGACAACCTTTACGATTCCGTCAATCGGTGAGGCAACCACGCGTGACTATGTAGAAAACACGCCGGTTACTTACGATGCGATGGATACGGGCGAATTTCAGTTCAGTATCACTGAGTACGTCCAGTCCGGTAACTACATCACGAAGAAGGCTCGTCAGGACGCATTTTATGCGGCCATGCTCGAAGCCTCATTCGTGCCCAAGCAGCGTCGGGCTCTTATGGAGCGTGTCGAAACTGACATCTTTGCTCTACAGAGTGGACAGACAGCCAGCGACCGTAACCTGATTAATACCGCACCTCACCGCATGGTGGCGTCGGGAACATCTCAGGTCATGGCACTTGCTGATTTTGCCACGGCGTTGTATTCACTTAAGAAGGCCAATGTCCCTCAGACAAATCTGATTGCCATTGTTGACCCTTCGGTGGAGTATACCCTCAACACCCTCACCAATTTGGTGAACGTGAGCAACAACCCGATGTGGGAAGGTATCATCACATCTGGTATGGCCACAGGTATGCGTTTCGTTAAGAACGTATACGGGTTTGACGTGTACACGTCCAACTACCTAAAGAGTGGTATCACTGAAACCGTGAATAGCGTCACCGTCACGACTTACGGTGTTGCCAACCTGTTCTTCTCGGCGGCTGCGGATGTACTTCCGTTTGTCGGCGCGTGGCGGCAGGAACCGCAGGTGGATGGCGAGTACAACAAAGATTTCCAGCGTGAGGAGTATGTCACGACTGCGCGTTACGGCGTCAAGCTGTATCGCCCGGAAAACTTTGTGGTTGTTCTCTCCAGCACGAACGTCGTTTAATAGGAGGAATGACTAATGGCTCGTAATTCAACATGGGTAAATTCGGATGGTCTTACTGTGGGTTTTGGAACCCACACAGCCGATAACGGGGTTCCGGCATCTACGGATAACAGCCCTGTTAAGACAATGGTGATGCAGATCGTTGGTATCGACTTGGTTGATACCATCGCTGCAACCAACATTGCTCCGCAGGCTTCACGGATTCGTCGCGGGAGTGCCATTCTTTCGGCCACTCTCCTCGTCGAGGAAGTGTTCACTTCGGGCGGCGCTGCGACGCTTGACATCGGTACTTGGGGCGTAGGTCTTGCTACGGAAGTAGTGGATGACGCTGATGGTATTGATGTTGATATCGCCATTACCGCGATTGATGGTCTTGGCGATGTCATCAACTGTGACGGTGCGCTTGTAGCGGCTCTTGTCCCGGTTGGGCGTACCTCGGATAGCGATGTGGTCATTACCGCATCGTATGAAACAGCGGCCTTTACTGCTGGTAAAGCGACACTGACGGTTCGGTACATTGAGCCCCAGTTCGACAGTTCAGTAGCGGCGTAACAACAATGGGGATGGGGGCTTCGGCCCCCTGAACCATATTTTGGAGAAATGAACAAATGACACAGCCAGTAAAGAGTAAATCAAAGTTAGCTGATGGTAATCAAAATGGTCAGATAGCTGATCGTCAGGCGGCCATCGCTAGCGTTACGGATGCGCTTGACGGAGCAACACTAACAGGGACTGCGTTGACAACCAGCGCCACTCCCACCGTCGATGAACTTGAAACCGCCGTCGGTGTTCTTGGCGGAAAGGTAAATGAGATTTTAGCGGCACTTCGAGCTCATGGTTTGATCGCTGACTAAGTAGTAAACTGACCGAGGACCTAACTTATGAGTCTAAAGATGACCCTGCTAGATATCGTGCAGGATATATTATCGGATATGACCTCGGATTCGGTGAACAGTATTTCGGATACTGTAGAGGCGCTGCAAGTAGCTCAGATTGTAAAATCTACGTATGCCTTTATGCTAAGTCAGAGGGACCGCCCGTGGCTTGGTTCTTTGTTTACTCTAGACTCCGCAGTATTGGCTTCTCCCACTAAGATGTTAATTCCCGATAATATCCAAGAAGTGCGATGGGTAAAATACGATGCTATTGATACTGGGGATACGAACAAAGAGTACAAGACGATTGTGAACAAGACCCCGGAGGAGTTTACTGCCCTCACGTATCTGCGTAACTCGTCAGATTCTACGGTACAGGTTATTTCCGAGAATGGGGTTGTACTGCTTATTCGTAATGATGTTGAACCCTCGTTCTGGACATCATTCGATGACAAATACATTATTATGGATTCGTATGACAACTCAGTTGAGTCTAATCTACAGTCCAGTAAAACATCTTGCTATGGATTCAAGGAACCCACATGGTCCATGACGGATACATTTACACCAGACATGCCTTCGGCAATGTTTCCCTTTCTTCTGGCCGAAGCAAAGTCAATATGTATGACAAGGTTAAAACAAACCAATGACCCAACAGCAGCAAAGCAAGCCAGAGACGGTAAGACACGTTCTCAATACTCTCAATGGCGACAGAGCCGCCACACGGCAAGCGATGAGCCCAACTTTGGTAGAAAGTAAACCTACCACATCGCGGAACCTAGTAGTGGCTAAGGTAAACCCAAGGTCAAGTATGTATTGTATTAAATATGAGGGTGGAGGAGAGGTGCCTAAGAATTTACAGGGAAGCTATACTTCTCGCGTATTAGCGCAACTGATAATTAATGCATGGCTAAAAACCGCGTAGAACAAGCTGACTTCACGTTTGTCAAGGGCCTCATTACTGAGGCGGGTCCGTTTGTATTTCCCCCGGACGCTTGTACCGACTGTGATAACGTGGTGTTCAATCCTGATGGCTCGTTTCAGCGTCGGTTAGGAATTGACTACGAAACAGGATACGCCCTGTTCAGTAAAACAGTTGCAACAACTGATGCGGTTGGTGTCCATGATTGGTTCGATATTAATGGTGATTCATCCCTCAAATTCCAAATAGTACAACTCGGCGCTACTCTATATTTCTATACCCACGGGGTCCCACTCTCCAGCGGTAAAAAATCCTTTTCCGTAGACCTTACAACGCATAAAGTATCTGGCATAAGTGATGCTCTTGTAGTAGCAGATCGCGTGGATACCGCCTATGGCCGGGGCGTCTTATTTGTTGTTGGGAAGTATCTTGAGCCCTTCTATATAACCTACAACTCCGTAGCAGATTCAATCTCGGAGACTGGGTATGTTATTTATGAGAGAGACTTTGCTGGTGTAGAGGATACGTTGGATGTGGGAACCCACCCCTCATCGCTCAGCGACACACACAGCTATAATTTGCTTAACCAAGGATGGGACTCTACAAGGATTAATTTATATTGGGCGCAACGTAGTAACGTCTATCCATCTAACTCGGATGTGATGCACGATGGATATTATACCGATCCCGGCACCGGAAAACAGACATGGCACTCTGACGACATTGTTAACATGGTAACAGGGAATACACCTGCTTCTCGCGGGCACTTCCTGCATAATGTATTTGACACAACGCAATCGTTCTCCTTATCAAATAACATCGCAAACTCCAGTCTGAGTTATGCCGCAGCCGTACTAACAGTAAATACGGCTGCCAATCATGGCCTCACAACAGGCAACAGCGTAACCTTAGTTGGTACGGCGTTTAAAAAAGATACCGGCGCTGGTTGCGCCCCGGGAACATCAGATACATGGGACGCAGCGTACACTTGCACCGTAATTGATTCTGATACATTTACAGTACCCGTACCAGCTATTACCATCTGCTCTTATACTACAGCAGGATATTCTACGGTTGGAACCGTTACCAACCCAACACCTATTGTAGAGACAGTGCGCCCACGGGCTGTTGCGTTTTTCGCAGGACGTGTATGGTACGCTGGTACACCTAGTTCCCGCCTTCTTGGAAAACTGCATTTTTCAAAGATTATAGAAAGTACAAAAGACTTCGGGTTATGCTATCAAGAGGCAGACCCAACAGCGCAAGAGATAAATGAATTGGTAGAATCTGATGGTGGTTCTATATCTATTCCTGCGCTTGGTTCCACTATGCGAATGGTAGTGGTGGGAACAAAGTTGGTAGTAGCGGCAGACAATGGTTTGTGGGAGATTGGCGGGGGCGACTCTGAGCATTTTAAGGCCACATCGTATTCTACCCGGCAGGTAACAACGATTGGGTGTTCGTCTCCAGCTAGCGTGGTTATAGTTGAGAATGTTCCATACTTGGCTGCGTATCAGGGACTCTATACCCTCGCCCAAGACAAGATAAGCGGGTTCTTAACATCGCAATCAATAACGGATGCTACCGTTAAGACGGCCTTTACGGCTATTCCAGACGCCAACAAAGCCTACATAGCAGCGGCCTACGATGATATATTAAAGCGCATTTACTTTATGTACGCAACAGATGCATCTTATACTTACAAGTATAACAAGTTGCTTGTTGTGGACCTGCGTTTAGGGGCCTTCGCACCGCACACTATTCCTGTAACTCCGGCCTATGTAATGGGGGTAGTTGCAAGCAAAGGATACGCGGATTCAATAAATAAAATCCGATTCTTAACATACGTTTCCACCAACAATGTAACCTTCTCTACACTTAGGAATACTTCGTGGCTTGACTGGTATACCTACGACACAATCGGCATAGATGCTGCTGCTTATGTTATTACAGGACTTAAGACAGGCGGGGATGTAATGCGAAGAAAACAAGTTCCTTACCTTTTCGTTTATTTAAGACGAACGGAAACTCAATGGATATGTGGAGATTAATAAATGGCTGATGCAAACGGTTATACGGCTTTATACGAAAAGCGGGCAGGGAATACAACGCCCGGCTGCAACATAGACGTAGCAACCATGACTACAGCGGCCTGTGATGTAAATATCACAACGTCTGATACTGAGGCCCAAATTGAATCAAAGCTCAACGGGGCGGGGACTGTCTTTTGTGTAGCTAAAGGCGATTACACCGGGAAAGGGCTTATAAATGTAACCGCCTCTGGTTCTTCCGGGACTAGAAAAGTTCTCAGATATTATGACGCCGCTGATATTAATGACGAGCCTTGGAATCAGTCTGGAGCTAATCAGGCGTCTTTTGAGGACATCCTGATTACCGGAAATTACTGGATCGTTCACAGGATAAGACTTGTTGGAGGCAGTTTAGGTTACGGAGCGGATAACGGAACGGGTAATTTCCATATTTTGAACAGATGTCTGTTAGAGGACGGGCCGGGGTTTCTCTTGGATAACCACGGTGGGTCAGATGTAACGCTTCAAAACTCCGTAGTGAGACATACAACTCTGGATGGGTTAGCCGACAGACCCGGAGTCGGGACTGGTAGTGCGGTTAATTTCCATGTCGTCAATAACGAGATTTATGACGTACAAGGGGACGCGGTAATTTTCCAGACCACAGGAGATAATCCTTTCGCTGGCGGGGTTGTGGAAAATAACGATATGTATATAACCTCCGCTTATCAGACAGGCGGCGGGACAACGGCTTTGGCTGAAAACGCGGTAGACATTAAAGGCGGTGGGTCGGCGGCTAGTCCTTTACGGGTTATACACAACCGTTGTTGGGGATGGAGATTTACCAGTTCTAGTTCTGGGGGTTTGGGCTCTTATGGAGAATGTATTATTTTCCATACCAGTTCAGGCGGGTCCAATCATTACGGCATTGTAAAAGATAATATATTGTTTGACGGGTCGATTGCCATTTCAGTTCCTAATTATTCCCCCGATCATTGGTCTATTTTTGGTAATCTTATTTATAAGATGCAAGGTGTCCCAACAGGGACGACCAGAGCAATATCACTGGAAAGTTCAACCAACGTGGATGTGTATTTAAATACCGCGATACAAACAACAAACGGTAATTCGGCTGGTTGGTTGTCTTATGGTAAAAACCAGACAGAAGATATACGTGGAAATGTCGCTATCGACTCAGGTACGATAGAGGCTTGGGGCTCAGGAACTGCAACACAGATTGATTATAACGTCTATTACAACTCCACTAACGGTGGTGAAACGAATAAAATAGATAAAACAATTACTACCAGAGCTAACTCGACTCTTTACGCTGTAGGAACAATTATAAGAACTATCGCAACACCTCCTGCTGACGGAACCGCAGGAGACTTTCTATATATAGTCACGACTCAGGGAACTACTGCTGGTTCTCTGCCGACTTATCCGGTAATACTAGGGGATGACGTTACCGATGGGTCTTGTGTATTAAAAGCCATTCGCGGCCCTTATTCTTTCCGTAAGAAATTAAGAACTGTATCAGGCGGTGAACTTACATATATTCCCTACGCAAAACCATATAATGCCAGTCCCTTACCTGAATATAATTATTGTCCTTCAGGCGCAGAAAGTAATGCCATAGGTAGTAGAACGTCTATTGGTATAGACGACACCAAGCCCCCGGTGGCTCCGTTCGATGTCGATCTTTCAGGAGTATCCCGCTAATGGCGCTTATGCCCGGTGCATTAGTTGGAGACTTAGGAGCACCGAATCCTCAGGGATCGCCCCTACCTAATGCTAGTTGGTCGGCGGATACAGATGGAACAACCATAGGTACTTGGCCCGGACATTCTGCCGGACCTCAGTCTTCCGTGGTTTACCGAGTAGTGGCTTTATTCGATTTGAATAGCATTGTCTTCGGTGCCAGTGAAGAAGTTTTGACAGCGACTTTCGGTTGTAATATCAGTTCCACGTCCGGGGCTGGTTCCTCGGCATGGTCTATTTTAGGCTATGGGACTACAGGAGATGAGTTCGACCCTCGATCTGATACGGCGGCAAATCTGTTATCCAGAGCCGCAACGGGAAATGTATATAAAGCCGCTTTAACGGATTTCAGAACTACCGGCGTAAAGTCTATTGCCCTGACAGCCGGTGGTGTTTTAACCGACATCAATGCCTGTATAAATACCGGAACAAAACTATTCGCTCTCGCTATCAAGATGGATACCGAGACTGGGCCTACTACTTGGTCGCAAATTGATGCTTACACAGAATCCTCGCCGCCAACATTAACTCTGGTTATTGGTGTTCCTGCCACTAACGTACCGCCAATCGCTGATGCTGGCCCCGATCAAAATGTAGATGAAGGAGATGTAGTTACATTGGATGGTACAGGTAGTACCGATCCTGATGGAACTATAAGTGCATATTTATGGGAACAAATCGCCGGAATTTCTGTAACACTGTCTAGTACTACGGCCTCACAGCCAACCTTTACCGCCCCGGCAGTTGCTTTTCCTTCTTCCCTTCAATTTCGTTTAACAGTTACCGACAATAATGCGGCAACCCACGCGGATACAGTTTATATAACAGTCTTAGATGTTCCGAGCAATCTTCCCCCGATAGCTAATGCAGGCGCGGATCAGACTAGATATTCTGGAGAAACTACGCAATTAACGGGCGCCGGAAGTTCGGACCCGGAGAGTCAACCACTAACCTATCAGTGGACTCAAACGCAGGGACCAGTGGTTTCTCTCTCAAGCGCAACAGTGCAGCAGCCAACATTTATAACTCCGACGGTATCTGTGCCCACAGTTCTAGTGTTTTCATTAACTGTGTTCGATGGGGTACTACTAAGTTCAGCCGATACAGTGACGATAACCGCGCTACCAATACTGCCTGTGGCATCGGTTCCATTCTCCGATGTAGCGAATGTAGCACTAAACATTGTAGTTACATCAAATTTAATTACGATAAGTGGTATAGGAACAGTTCCCGCCACACTAACTATTACCGGCGGCGAGTATTCAAAAAACGGCGGGGCGTATACCAGTGATCCCGGAACCTGTGTAGATGGCGATACTATTGTAGTTAAAGTTACATCATCGACGCAGTATAACACAACAATAACTGCGTCAGTCTATGTTAACGGCACGGAGGTTGGCTAAATGTCTTTTAGTGTAACAACACTTCTTGCCCCTGCCGCCGAGTGCGTGTCAGCAATACTTGCTCCAGCAAGTTCGTGCATGGTGCAAGCTAGGTGGGATTTCGCCAATTCCGCCTCCGGAGGGAAGTACACACCTGAGTTTCAGGCGTATAGACACTTTCGGATAATGGTGGCCCCGGATGTGCTTCCAGAGACGTTTGATCCGGGATATGATATAGTTGTAACTAAGAACAAGGTGCGAGGTTCTGGTAAGGCCGTACAGTTCCGTTTTAGAAGTGAGCCGGGAAAAGATTTACATATGTATGGGTGGTCCTTCCCAATAGAGGGAGGAACCGAAGTATGAGATATCAACAAGAAACAATAGCAACTGTTATTATTGAGGCCATGCCGTTATTTGAGAAGCACTATAAAGAACTTGCCAAGCATCAGGACAAAGTAAAATACGACCCTAACTGGGATTTCTACTATAAAGCTGAGCAGGCGGAAATGCTGTACATCTTTACGGCCAGAGCAGACGACGGCACTCTTGTTGGGTATAATTGTTACTTTATTAATCCACACCCACATTATAGTGGAATGCTGTGCGCCCTTAACGACATCTTCTACATATCGCCAGAGTACCGTGGAAAGCTGGCTGGAATGAGGTTATTGAAATTTTCGGAAGATCGGTTAAAAGAACTACGAGGAGTAAACTGGTTCTTCATGCACATGAAGCCCGAACACGATTTCTCCCGGATGCTTATTTCCAGAGGATATGACCTTCACGAACACATTTATTCAAAGGTGGTAGACTAACATGGCCATAACCTCAGGGTTAGCCGGAGCAACAACGCTCTATTCCTCCTATAAAGTATACGGCACCCAAAAGAAAGGGGCGCAGGCGCAAAAGGAGGGAATCGAGGGCCAGAAGGCCATGCAGGACCTTGAGCTTCGTAAGGCGCGGCTAGATGCCCGCAGACAGGCTAGAGCAGCACGCGCCGCTGTGCTTACCTCTGGTGAGGCGGCTGGCGTTGCTCCTAGTTCGTCGGCGGTGGCTGGTTCTGTTAGTTCGGTAAAATCCTCGGAAGCCCGTAATGATAACTTCTTACAAGGCATGGGCGCGTGGCAGGGCTATGTACTCGATAAACAGTCTGAGGTAGTTGGTTACCAGCAAGAGGGCAATAAGTGGCAGGCCATTGGTGCTCTTTCGTCCACAATCTTCGCAGCAGCAACTCCTAAGAGGGGTTAATGGAACAAGACCAGTCGTTACCTGATGTACTGATCGGAAATAGTGAAGGAGAGCAGGAGTCCCCCGATTTCCTAGATATAGTCACGACTCCGCTTAACTCAGCACCAGCCAATGACGAACACATGACTAATTTCCGCACACTACAGGCGGCTTTAGTTATGTCTAAGCAAAGCGCAGGCGATTTCTCGGTGCCAGAGATCGCGGACAAATTTACTCGGTATCGTGGTATGGCCGAGACGGACACCGGGTATATTGGTCTTAAAAAAATGGTGCTTGATGCTAGGGCTAATGATGATACAGAGGGAATGAAATCCCTCATGGCCGGCTACATCAATAATCTCGCGCCAGATAAAGCCAAAGAAATGATTGTTGGGATGGGGGGTATACTACGCGAGATTCAAGATGCTCGCGCCGATATCGGCGGCTATCACGAGGCCGTCATTGATAGCGTTGCACCCAATTTGGATGAGGAAACACACAATAACATGGTTGTGCAACAGAAGATCGGTGAGATGGCGCATGACCTATTGCAGAGCCAGCCCGATTTGTGGAGTAAGGTTAAGAACTACGGAGGTATCCTTCTACAGAGCCTTGTGTGGCCCACCGAAGCCAATGATGTATCTAACCTTACAGGGCATAGCATGGTGCGTGCTGATCTGTCTCGTAAGTGGTTCGAGGCATGGAGCGCCCTACCCGCCGGTGAAAAAGAGCGGCTGTTACCAGAATTGAAGCAACGTGCGATGGATGCCTCCAGCGGCAATCCGGTTGCAGCCGCTGTGTTGCTTGATAAGTTTACTCAGCCCTATAGCGATCAGTTGGTTGTTAAGAGTACGGCGTTTGAGTCCGGCCTTGTTGCAGCAGGTATAGCCACACCTAAGATGATTGCTGGTATGGTTCGCGCCGTCAAACGGGCAACAAATCCGATAACCTACATGGCCGATGCCAAAAAGGTGACGGAAGCGGCTAAGTTGAACTCCACAGTTCTACAAGATGTGAATGGTTCTGCTGCTAAGATCACTGGGGTTCCTCGCGATGTTGCTGCTACTAACGCCATGCCCTTTAAGGCTGCGGGACTTGACCCGGCTACCTACACAGATGGGATTGCTGGTGAAACTATGCAGGACCTACGCAAGCGGGAGCAAGACCTTGCTGACTTCATGCGTAGTAGTAATCCATTGCTGGCTGACCCTCTGCGAGCGGCTGAGATAGAAGCGGCTAAAGAAAAGTACCTAGGTAAGTGGCGTACCTTTGCAGATGAGCCGGGCTCAGGCTTTAACGGGCTAACACTCAAGGGAGTAAATGAATTAAACATGGAGGCGGAGATTACCTTCGGAGCCAAGAAAACTGGTAATCCATTGCGTACTCGCACTGCGGCTGAGGCGGTGTTGAGGGACTTAACCGAGAACGGTGTTATCCAGAAGGGTGAGATCGTTGAGACTACCCCGGGCCGTTTTTTAATTAAGAGTAATGACAAGTACACATTCACCACCGATGATGTAGGTACGATGGGGGGTAAGCCCTCCGTGGGGCCTGTACAGGCGCATGTTGCCACACCATCTTTGTGGATGGCTAAACTTGAGGGTCGCGAAGTAACCAGCGAGGCCGTCAATGCTGCAACTCGGGCTGAACTCGGAGGAGCGCAACTCAGCACCACTCTCGTTGGTTCTATCTTTGATGCACTAAAGCCTATTGGCAAATCCTTTCTTACACCAAAGGCTCGCGCTAGTTTAAAGAAGGTAGATCGGGTTCTACTTCAAGGGGACGGTCATACTGAACTAAATGTAGCGAATGAGGTCATTCGTGGCAAGGTCTATACCATAGACGAACTGCGGCTGATGAAGTTAGAGGACAACGAGATTTCCGCATACTACGGTGTCCGTCGGGTGCTGGATTATCTCTACATGATTAAGAACGATCAAGTAAGAAAAACTCTGGCATTCCGTGGTCTTAAACGGGTTGATGTTGAAGGACTAGATTCTATTGGTAAGCCCATTGATACGGCTGCTGGCGCTCGCACTCACCTGCAAGGAAAGGGTGTGGAGAAGCTGTACAATCCCGTGGGACATAATGGTTTAGGTGGCGCGGAAGATCGTGCAGCGATTAACTTTGAGAACCTGTACGATCAGGGCTACAAGCTGGTTAAACTTGAGAAGCCTATGTCTCTCAATGGGGAGCACTATGACTATGCCTTTATAGCAGCCAATCGTATTAGTGAACTACCTAACAGGGTTTTGAATTACAAGGTTGGCTATGTCCCCAAGATGTATAAGAATGCTTTTTACTTTGTAAAAGAAGATATGCGGGGCACTCTTAATGGGTCACCGGATAAGATATTTGGTCAAAAGACATTGCGTATGTTTGACAGCAAGAAAGAAGCCGATCAATTCTTGGCTAAGCAAAAAACTATACGAACTCTTATTAGCCGCATCCTGAACTCCAATGATGACTTCGAGGTAGCCAAGTGGCGTCTTGAGTTGGAGAGTCTTGGTCACAGTGAGGACGAAATTCGTACTATGCTGGAGGAGAGTCTGCGGGGTAACCTCGCCACGGACCCTAATAGCCTGCATGTGTTAAGTGATCGTGAGATGTCCGCTGATCAATTATCCCGGGAATCCTATGGAATGCATGGTGGGTTATTCACCAGCCCGCGTGCTACGCACGACATTCTATTTGGGATAAGCGGCGAAGTGCCAAAGCAGTTTAGCGCCTTTGAGTCTATTCAGCGATACATCCAGCATGTATCAAACTACTACCCACGCAATGAGTGGCGCATGGCTGAGCAGCAGCGGTGGATGAATACAGCGCGTAAGATGAACGCGATTCGCCCCGATATCGTCAGTTTCCGTGAGGCTACCGAGTCAGTTACGCTACGCTCTGGTTCGCCCGAACGTGCGTCCTTGGAAGCATACGCCAACTGGATTAAGGACCAAGCCCGCATTCCCACCAATGAGGAAGTGTGGTTGTCACAGCACATGCGCTCCCTCGCAGAGTGGGCCGAGAAGCCTATTACGGTATTCGGGGAGGAAATAGCTTCCGCTAAGACCCCTAAGTTTGCCCGTAACTTTGTTATGAATATCGCGCAGAAGGACCCCTTTGCTGCGGGACGTGCTGCGGCGTTCCATGCCCTGTTGGGCTGGTTTAATCCAGCACAGTTGTTCGTCCAAGCGCAGGGCGCCTCTCTGGCCTTCTCTCTACATCCAGCTACAGCCGCCCGTGACCTTCGGAAGGGACTCGGAATGACTGCCGTGATGTACTCGGATAACCCTACCTACATTCGTTCTGTAGGCAAGGCTATGGGCCTCAAGGGGGAGGAATTCGCTAAGATGCACGAGTTGTTTCTTAAGGCAGGATTACGGGATTCTATCCGGGCCACGGCGGACCACTCAGCAGCGGCACAGTCCTATGGCATCGGCCTAAAGGCCATTAAGGATGCTGCGGATAGGGGGTTGCTGTTCTATCGTCGCGGGGAACTGTTCAACCGTGCCTATTCGTTCTCAGCAGCTACAGAAAAATGGTTAGGAGAGAATGCTGGAAAAACAGTAATGGATATTGGTGATAAGGAACTCAAGGATATCCTTGACTATACCATGCACATATCCATGAATATGACACGAGCCAATCGTGCTGCTTGGCAGAAGGGTATGTTCTCCCTGCCAACACAGTTCATGCAGATTCAGGCTAAGTGGGTAGAATCTATGCTGCCGACGATGTTCGGCGGAAACCATAAGTTCTCAGCCGCGCAACGCCGGAAGTTTATGATGATGCAGTTTGCGTTATATGGCGCAGCCGGTGTTCCTCTTGGAAAATATGCTATGAACTATGCGGCACAGCAGGCAGGAGTAACACCTGAGCAGTTGAGCCCGGAGACTATTAAGTACGTTAACGGAGGCGTATGGGACCTTACTGCCTATATGGGACTAGGAGCCAACATAGAGTTGGGTGGTCGCGGCTCCATTACAGATGGCTTGGTTGAGAATATGGTTAGCGTTGTGACGGAAGGTAAGTCTCTAGGAAATATGTTCGGCGCCTTTGGTCAGGTTAGCTCCCATCTGTTTCAAGGAATTGCTAAACTTAAGCCACTTGTGGCCAATGCAGAGAAGGTACAGTGGACCGATAAAGAGTTTGCTTATGTGGCCAGTGAGCTAGCCAAGACAGCCTCTACGTGGAACAACCTTACTAAAGCACATACGATGTCTACTACTCATATGATAATTGATAATCAAGGCCGAGTTGTTGTAGACACGGGTACATCCGGGTTTAGTGCTGGAACTATCATAGGGCAGGCTTTGGGTTTCCGCCCGTCAGAGGCTAAGTTTGTCGGCGATCTTCGCATGGCGAACAAGGCCATTGAGGCGGTCAAGAAAGACTACGTGAAGGCTATTGTTGATCTTCACTACAACTACCTCGGAGGGCTGAGTGGGGCAATTAATAACCCCAAGACTTCGGAGAATGTGCAAGTGATGATGGATTACTACCGCGCACAGGTTGACGAATCCTCATGGAAAGACATCATGGAATCTGTGCATCAGCAGATATTCAGCGGGTCAGATGAAAAGACAAAGCAGATTCTACAGTGGTATAAAAACTACTCGAATCAATTAGTGGACAAATCAATGCCGGACTGGCTCAAGTACAATGGCCCGCATACAAACCTTCTGTTAAGTGGACAACTAAAAGAGGAACCTAAGTAATGGCTGGCGACAAGACGTTTACTAAAGATGTAGGTACTGTTCAATTCCCTGATCGGAACTTTAGCCGTCCTATAGCCACGGACCCGACCGACTTGGTTAAGACCGCAGCTAACTTGGCGCTGGAGGGCTATACAGCCAAGGTGGCATCTGATTTGGAGGGCGGGACTACCGAGCCGGGACCAGCAAATGACCCAACGCTCAAATCGGGTATGGCGGGTGTTTCTCCAGACGTTGATAAGGAACTTAGCCTAAGCAAGATAGCCAAGATGCGGCAACAGGGATTACTCACGGACAGTGGAGCAAAGATACTTGCCGCCAAGGCGGTTCAGTCTGCGTCTGCTCGTCTGCCCGGTAAGGCATCAGAGTTCCGTAGCCAAGCCGCTGCGTTCTTTGGTGATTTTGGTCCGGGTACTGGTTTGCTTGATAAAACTGCGGGAGAGAAACAACAGGCGGCGCTGCAAAGCCACTTGGATAATTTGGCCATTAACAATGGCTTAGCAAATGTAACTCCTAGCGGGCCGGTAGTTACAGATGAGCACCGCAACATTGTGCTAAATCGACTTAATCAAACATCTCAAATTGAGTTAGAGAACAAGCGCATAGAGAATGGATTTGCACAAGGCCGCGTAGCCGCTGCTCAAACATACAACTATGCCTCTGGTATTGCACACAATGAAACTCTTGGTATCTTAGGAAAGATGCAAGCCCGTATCACCAATGATGGGTCTATTATGAAACCAGAAGAACTTATGAATGAGATCGGGTTGGCAAAACAACGCGCCCTATCTGCGGCGCAATCTCGCCTACAGGATAAAATGGTAGACCCGAGTGTTATCAGCACTACTACCAATAACATCAATGAGTATTTCAAGAACATCGAGACAATGGTAACATCCCAATCCTTCTCGACTATTATGAAAACCAATCGTGATGGTATGATGGCCTATCTCGATGTTGCTGGCGCCAAAGCATTCCCAATGCTGGCGTTAGCTGAACGCGCAGCCCCCGGCACTGGTGCTAAGTTTGTGGTAGATACGATGCAACGTATGCAAAACATGAATCCCGAGCAACTCAAGAACTGGTATAAGAATGACCCGGGTGCTGCACTGGTTGGCGACTTCCAGCAGCAGTTGCCTAGTTTAATTGAGGGTCTACGTAATGTTACCAATGGTATTCTTCCTGATCGTAAGGTTTCTCCCGGTGCCTATAACAGCACGGTACTTGGAGCAGCCTCGGCTGCTCTAGACAGCAATCCCGACACTACCCCGGAGAGTAAGCAAAAGGGCATTGATATTCTGAACAAGAGCGTCGCCTCGGGCGACAGGCAGTCTATCTATGTAATGGGCGACCCGCGTGTGGCTATTAACACCACACCAGAGCAACGCAAGCAGCTTGTGTTTGGCTTAGCTAATGAAGTGGCTAAGGTGAAGATGTCATTACCGGCTATTATGTCCGAGGCAAAGAATCTGTCCTTCGCTGGAGAACTTCCGCTACAGGATATCCTTACCTACAAAGCGGGTGAGTTCATCTTTAATCCGTTAGTTACAACTGGCTCGTATAACGACCTTCTTAGTGGCCCGACTGATATAAAGCAGGCCGCTATGATTACGTCTCCAGAGATTCTCAATTCGATAAAGACACTGAATGCTGTTGCTAAGGTACTTCGTACCTATGAGACTTCTCCTGAGTTCGAGAGAGCCCTTGGCGGAAAGACACCTGATGAGTATTTGAAAGGGCTACTTAGCGATCTACATGCGATCACTGTTGAGCAGACTAAGGCTGGTAAAAGTAGGAACAAGCAAGTCGAATCCGGCAGGATTGATTCGTGGAGAGGCGCTACCCCTAAGGAATCCGTGATGCCGCAACCAGCAACAGAGATTCTGTCCGAAGGAGAGAACGCTGACATAAACGTGCAGATTGCCGCACTACAAAAGAGGCAGAAGGAATTGGAGGCAGTAGCTAGAAGTGCAGGTGCTACAGAGGAAGATATATCAGGAGTTGGTCCACGTAAATGAATAAGCAACGACTCAAGGCACAACTAAAGGTTGATGAGGGTCGTAGGCCACGTATCTATGATGATACAGGTGTACCTATTACGCCCAAAGGAAAGATAACTGTGGGTTATGGAAGGAATATGTCGGACAGGGATTTAAGCGAGGGGGAAATGGATTTGATGCTGGAGAATGATATTGATAGGACCACTATGTTACTCGACAAGTACCTGCCGTGGTGGCGGTCCCTGAGCGATGGCAGGCAAGAGGTTCTGGCTAATATGGCCTACAATTTGGGTGTAGGCCCGTCAACAGAGGACCCAACAGGAAAGCTGCTTACATTCAAAAACACCCTCGCCGCAATGAAGGCTGGCCGTACTGAGGATGTCCTTTCAGGACTTACAGCCTCCCTGTGGGCTAAACAGGTTGGGAAACGTGCTACGCGGCTTCTTGCATCTTGGGAACAGGGGTAAGAATCTCACGTATTAATAGTTGCTTATCTCCCCAAGCGTGAAATGTCTGCTGACATCCACCACCTACTGTGTGCTCTGTACAACGACCAACTTCAATATCATCTGGCCATACCTCGGTAACAACACACTCAACCCCGCCCGGAACATTCACTGTTACTGCTATTGTCATAAGTCTCCTAGGTGTAGTCTGTAGACTACGTTAGATTAATCTCGTAAGTATAGAAACGCCTTATCACTTTTTGTTATCTGCAAACCGCAATTCAAATGAAGTCTGATACTGGCGGTATTCTCTACAGAGATATACGTGCTGTATTGCATGTCCTCCGCATGAGTATACTCAAGCGCCCGCATTAATAGGGTACGGCCAAGACCGCGCCGACGCCACTTCCGCGACACACCCAATCGCTCCCCTCTAAGTTGGTTAAATTGTGGCAGCACACCCACAAGCAAATACCCAACTATATCCCCGTTGTACGTGGCCACAAACAGTCGGCACAATAGGCTCAAAGATAACTCATGCTTAATCTTACCTATCGTGGCGTAATAGTCGGCTTGGCCGAAGCACTCGGTGTGCAGCTTCTCTACAGCCGTCAGCAAGCTAGGGCTCACTGAGGCTATAGAGTAAGCCCGTATTCTACTCCGTAGCCGAGCCATCGTATAAAATAAAGGGTTTTTTGTGTTTCTTGCAATAATCCACCATGTGGCGAGTGCCGTTGGACTTACCATCCCACACAATCACTACAACATCGGCATTGTCTGCAATCTGCTTGTTACGAGTGAAGAAATACTTGGGGGTGTATTCTACAGTTGAATCAAGCATGTGGTACGGTTTGAACAGAACGAAATCACAACCCATATCATATGCTACTTCGCGGGCCACAGTATCCACGCCCTTAGCACCGCCGCTAAGTATTACAATAGCATCATCTACCCCACCGTACTTCTCCATAGCCAAGTTTACCTGTTCAAGCACAACATTCTTGTCCGTAATACTACGACTACCAACAATAGCCAACTTCATTTTATCCTACCTCCGGTTGATGTTGTGGTTTTGGAAATGTATATCCGCGCCTAAGAAACTCTTTCTTTATCTCAGCGCGATACCGCACCATATCCTTGTCATTATCCCCTAGACCCTGATCGTGCGCGTATTTACCTGCTGCTGTCTCCCCTTCTTTGGTATATATGTCCACGAATCTACGGACAAATTTACGTTCCTCTAATGAGATGATTTTTGCGCTCATCTTTTCTCCTTCTTAGTAGACCGACTCCACGTACCACAACCCTTTGCCATGCACTGATACCTACGAAATTTACTGGTGGGTGTGTAATAAAACCCACGGTACTGCACATGGCTACTACCGCAGTTCTGACATACCTCCCTGTCTACAAACAACACACGATTCAACGGTGCTGGAATGTGCGGTACTAACCGCTTATATATCTTCTCAAGAAGCAGCACGTCTCGCTTATTGTACCGTACCATCTTATCCAGCGCACTTTGATCCCCCGCTAGGCACTTCTTCCACAGATCAAAGTCTGTCTTTAGCTTACGTCCGAAACCAAGGAATTTAGCCAAGTAGTCCAACTTGTTCGAGTTGAAGTAAAAGGCTTTCTTGGCAAGTTTCCTTGTGTCAATCTGAATCAATGGCGGTATGGGAGGAAGATCGTAGAATACCGATCTTGCCTTTAACCACGGCAAATCGAAGCTGTCCCCATGATGATGAACTACAGCATCCGCACTAGAAACTATACCGTGAAGAACACCAACAACCTCGGCGTCATCAGTTGGATTTTTAACATCAATAGCAACGGAGTGTACTTTCTTTTCACCTAACCACTTCCAGCTACCACAAATGATACTGCGCTCCTGCACGACGCTATCGTGGTTCAGGGCACCATTTACCCACAGCCCCCACGACATTACTAGGTTCGGAAATGTCTCAATGTCCCATATAAGGATACGTGGCTTATTCGCCATCTTTTAATTCTCCAAGGAATTCGTCAAGATCATCCACGGACTTTTCGTAACACAGGCCGCCGCGAAGTCGGTCATGGAAATGATTTTCATTAAGTAAATCCAATGCTACTTGGAATGTAACGATGGTGTTTTCTTCTCCGCACTCCCCACAACCGACTCGTAAGGGACCATTATCATTGGTAATTCCGCGGATTTCTCCACCCACGGCTCCGCACCGATAGCAGCCATATATCCCGGTTCCTTCTTCTTTTCCTTTAGCCATGATGTTGGCACCTTTCCAACTGCATATTTGAGCCCATGTTTTTTGCACCATTCGCTGTAATACGTTTCTGATTTCTTATAGAGCCTATTGTCTCGCTGGAATACTAATCTAATATCCAGCCACGGCCATTGTGCTTGTATTCGTAGATGTTTAGACCGGGAGTCAGCATCAAAGTTCCCTTTGGTTTCCACAATGATTCCGTTTGGTAGAATCCAATCAGGATTATAGACAGCTTCCACTGTGTACGGTATACCGAGTTCTTCATACCGAGGGTTCTTTACTCCCTTCCGTCGTAGGTCCTCCAGCGTCATCTTCTCGAAGTGGCTCTTGAGTAGTAATCGTTTCTTTGGGTTTTTCTTCCGAATCAGCAATGGTTTCCCTAAGTCTTTGGTCATTGACGGCTTCGATAAGGTTGAATCGGTCATCGAGTTCCTTGTGTGTCTGAGTGTATTCAAGCAGGAATCCCAAGCAGCAGCGTGCATGAGCAAGATGGGATAATCCTGTTTCCGGGTCCATGTCCTCCCCGGAATTAAAAGCATGGATGTGACGTAGGCAAGCGTCAATAAGCCTACTCCAACTAATACCTCCGCGCCAATTATGTGCAGCATATTTTTGTGCTCCAAAAGTCATTACACGCGCCTCTTGCCATAAGGCGAAATCAGAGATCAACCCAATACGGGCCTTTCCAGTATCATTCTTTCTTCCGGTAGGTTCTGTCATTATAGACTCCACAGAGCAATTATACTTCCAACTAAAAAGCAAGCACTACCAATGATATAGAGAATATAGGGTGTCATTTGGTTGCACTCATAATGATCTTAGATTCCTGTTTAGTAGGAGTAGCCACACGCGGCAGCACCTGTTCTCCTGTAAGTTCCTCAAACACCCTAAGGAATACTAGTCTAGCTGCGGTAGGAGGCATACAGGCAATCTGAATCTTCGGCAAAGCATCCCGCTCAATCATAGAGTTCTCCCGCCAATGCTCTCCACCAGACGGCATAAGCTGCCGTGCCTCAACCAGTAACGCCACTAGATCGGCGTGTTTAATTTCCTTTACCGGAGGCCACAGGAACTTAAACTTCTTGGCAATGACCTTCATAATACCTAGCTCAATGTCTTTGTAGCTGCTTAGGAACGGCTTAACAGGTGCCGCTACGTCCGTAAGATAGGCTTCGCTGGCATCGTGCAGCAAGGCCGCTATACGCCACTCGGGAGGAACCAAACTCGCCACCAGTACAGAATGTTCAGCAACACTATAAAACCGAGCACAATGGCCAGTGTACCGACACTGATTACTAAGGGCATGAGCGATATCAAGAATACTGACTTCATCCTCAGTCGGTGCCATGAAGTGAAATTTACCGCCCGTAGCAGTCTCAATATATGCCTCCGTATGGTCCTTGAAACAACTGCGTGTTTTGTCCCCGTCGAATACAGAATTTTCGCTATTAACGTTTTTCGCTAGTTTATCAACTAGCATACGTCCGGCGTCATTATTCAATGTGAGTACCCCGATGTTTCGCCAATTAAACTACTCATTTTTATTTTTCCTCAAGTAATACATCATTTGAATTACCCAAACCGTATTGGCTGTTACTATATTGATACCAGCCATAAAGCTGAACCATTGATTAAGCGAGGGGTAGTAATACAGATTCCAATACCCCCACGCCGCGAAGAACATAACGGGAGCCCAATGTACTCCCTTAATCTCTTTGTCTTTATGAAGCTGCCGAACATTCTTCCACAGCAGCACTCCACCAAACAACTCAAATAATCCGTTGATTAGATCGCCGTTCATCTTAGCTCGTGCTTTATTTGGGATTTATATCCTTAACTTCCTTGGCACTCATACGAACAACCTCCCCTGCTTCTGGGCGTTATCAATGCGCTCGCAAGCTATCTCGAAATACTTAGGCTCGATCTCGATGCCGATGAACTTACGGCCTAGATTCATACAAGCGACTCCGGTGGTGCCAGAACCCATGAAGGGGTCGAGTATTTCCTCCCCAGCATTTTTAACAAAATGCTCCATAAGCTCTATTGGTTTTTCCGTGGGATGCTGCCTATTTTCGACGCCTTGAACTTCGATGCACTGTTTAGACCCCATGTTCTTTATAGCTTTGGCCCTACCTCTCCAAAAGTAAGCTACAAACTCACAATTTTTCATGTACCAGCGGTTTGGGGTGGCGTTTTGCTTTTTCCATACAAGAATATTGTGCGTTCTCAGCCCACATTTATCGGCTTCTTGTAGGACTTTAAAAACATTTTTGTCGTTGCAGAAAATGTATAGCTCCACGTCGTAGGAGATGATAGACAACCATTTGGAAATATCCGTTTGATGTATTCCTACAGACACATCACATGGCTTCAAAATTCCGCTCCATTTTTTCCCTTGCTCTGTATCTGATTTACCACCAGTGGAAAAACTTATTAGATACGGCGGATCAGTAATCACCGCATCCACCTTTCCCAAGGTAGGCAGTATCTCAAGACAATCGCCGAGATAGAGGGTGGCGTTGCCAATAATTTCTTTACGCAAGGGAGTCATCTATATAATTCCCCTTTATTTCTTCAAGTAAGGCAAGATGCGCCCTATCCAACTCAGCTAGAGTGTAAGTAAAAACCTCAAGTAATTCGCTAGCGACACATCCCTGTTTAGCCCGATACTGCCCGCGCTCCAGAGCCCGACGAATCAGTGTTAGTTGATCTTGTACGTACCACAGTTTATCGTTCATGCGAACGGTTGCCCTAGGATGAAACATGCAGCCCACCATCGTCTCTCCTTTATAGTTGTAGCGTACGACATTGTATCCTGTAGTCCCTCATAGCCGCCCGTAATACGCAGCAATGGCGGAAGTTTAAAAGGGTCGAGTGTCTTAATACCAAAATTAATAGTACAGATTATCTCTCGTTCGGTGGTATCCATAAATCTCCTTCTTTTCGCCATATCCACAGCAACTGCCCATTTTCTTTTATCCTCTTTTGCACATCTTCGCCGGGAAATGCTCGGGCATACTCATTCTCAACCACGCGGAACATATCGAGTTCAGTGAGTTTCCCTTGTAGCAGTTTTGCAGCCGTAACAGGTCCGACTTTGTGAATGCCGCTTATATTATCAGTGGTGTCTCCAGTAAGTAGCTGGCTATAGAAGCTAACCATACCCTCGTACTCCGTGACATGAAAGCATTTCCCCTGTAGGAAGTTATAATGCCAGCCCGGTATCATATTGAGGTCCTTGTCAATGGTAGCAATGACACTTCGGCAGACCTCAAATTCTTGGTCCGGCTGGTAGTATTTCATCTGCTCCATACCAAGTGCATCGTCTGCTTCGTATCCATCAACTATCATAGCACCAAGCTCGTCGATAATATATCGCTTAAGGGCTCCGTAGTGGTACGGCTTCATCGTAGGATCGCGGTTAGCCTTGTATCCCTGAATAGTAGCCAACACCTCCCGGAAGTTTCCTTTGCCAGTGAGATACCCTTTGTACGCAGCGGCTCCAATACTCCCTCGTATCTTCAACATCAACTGCTTGACATTTTGTGCAGCGTGACTGAATGGTGCTACTTCCGTCTCAGCCTTTATCTCATACTCATCCTCCATGCCCTTAACATAGGCAACGGCTTCTCGCTTGTACTTGAAGGAAGCCGTGAAATCCACGGCCCCCTTTTCGTACACTCTATGATGCGTATGCTGAGCGGCGTAGCCGCACATATACAACATCACATCGAAGTCAATGATCGCAAGTTTTGGCGCCCAAACCATTGTAGTCTGTAGACTACGTTAGTTTAGGTCTAAAGGACCAGCACTGGTAAGCTGGCGAGCCGTAACAGCGGCGGCAGCAGGGGCAGTAGCAAAGTGAACATCAAACCCCCCGGCTTTCTCTATCATAACCTTCTCCCAGTTCTTATTGTGCAGCATGAAGTTAAGCCAATACGCATTCTGCTTGGCTTCATACAACTGATTGGTAAAGTATTCCTCAACTTGGGATACTTTGTTTACCACAGCATACATTATCTGTGGTTCAGGGGAGTCAGCAGTAACAGGGGACTCACCAACTCGGACAAAGTAGTTCTCGTTGGCGTACAGAACTTCGGTCTTATCAGCCATTATTATTTTCCTTTTTTTTTTATTATTCTCGGAACAACGTGTACCACAGAAACCAAATAATCAACAGAATTACAAACACGTTTAGAAGTTTAGGGCGTCGGGGAAATCACCACCAGCAGTAACTTCCTCAACCTCATCAACTTCCGCAACAGCCGGAGCCTCTACAACAACAGGATTGATGGCCTTGGTTGCGTCGTAATACTTCTGCGTCAGTTTGTCCACATAGGTAGCCAGAACTTCCAGATTAGCGCCCTTCTTCTTAGGCTCGCCAAACTCGACTATCTTATTGGCCAACGCAATACCCATCAATTCGATGGCTGCGTTACGTGACGCCTGTAGGCGAATTTCATTTTGCACCATAATATCACGAGCATCCCGTTTCGCGTAATGTACTATATCGCGGGCCTCCTTGGCCTTCCAATACTCATCCTTACCAGCAGTCGAGAACTTTTGTGCTCCACCGGCCCTACGGGCAGGCGGGGCACTACGTGCTGGCGCAGGGCCACCGGCAATAATCTCTACTGTATCTGGTGCCACGTTCAGGAATCTACCATTGGTTACAACCTCAAAGCGGATATTATCGCCCTTGTCGAACGGCGGCTTCTCTTTCGTGTATCCGTACCACTGTTCGTCGCTCATCAATACGGCATAATAACCGCCGTTATTCTGCTTGACGAACTTTACCTGTCCTTCAATCACGCTTGTGCTCATTTCCTCTCCTCGTTTGTTATTAACCATTTTTCCTTCCAACCTTTCTTCTCATTCCAATGAGTGCCTAGTGTTACCTCGGCATCCAACCGTACATCAAAATCTATGTTGTACACTTTCTTCAAGTACCACACAACATCATTAGACATTGCCTGCTGAGAAAGTTCCGTAAATTGTTGTTCCTCTCCCGGCTTTATTTCTCCATTGGCACTGTCGTGGACAGTATTTACCAAGAAACTCTCCATCTTTTGCGCTTTCATCCTGTGCCACAAATAGGTAACTCCTACCGGAACAATCTCTGCTGTGGCTAAATACTGAACTGGACCATTGTATATCTTACCCGTTTCGGTTATATACCCGGTCTTGGTCATTTTGCACCACGGCCAATAGAAGGTAAACCCTGTCTCTAATGTTAGTTTCTTATTCTTTAGAACCTCGTGGGTCCAGCCCTCCTGTACCTTAGCTATGTCGCTGTACTTCTCCTTAAACGCTTTGTAATACTTCTGTTGCTGCGGAGTACCGCTAGTTCCTCCGTAGAGAGGCTTGAAAGTGTCTGGTTTAGCATCCTGTCGCCAATCGCCCGTAACATCCGCCTCTGGTACATCATGCAGCACCGACGCCGTGAAGCGGTGAACATCCGCTTTTGCCTCAACGTCTTTCCTTCCCTGTCGATCATTACCCAAAAATACAGCCACTCTAAATTCTAGTTGCGCTTCGTCAGCCTCACCAAAACTCCACCCCTTATTTCTTGTTGTGAATATGGGCTTCAACTGCCTATCCATATTCTGAAACTGAATTTTATGTTTGGTGCCGCTACTGCTTAGCCGGTGCGTAACGGTAACACACTGATTAAAGTTTGCTTGCAGCCACCCACCGTCTTGGTCGCAGCAATCCACAAACTTCTGGAGGTACTTGGTTACTTTGGCTTTGACTTCGCCGTACCTAAGATAGAGGTCAAGAAACTCTCGTTGGCGCTTAGTACGCGGCTTAAGGAGTTTAAGATCGTCCTTATCCGTGGTGCGTCCACCGGAGTCTGTTCTAATGGGATTACCTCGGAAGTCCGCAGGTTCACTAAAACCCAATCGGTCGTAAAGGAATTCGGCCACTTGTTTTGGACTATTTTGATTAATTCCCGCTGTGTATTCATCTAGTTCCTTTTGGAGTCTGAGGTACTTTTTGTTGTAGTTATTGTAGATGATTCGGACTCGTTCCGGGTCCAACTGCATCCCGCGAGACTCTAGTTCTACCAGCACCGGAGTAAATATGTTCCGGGTATAGGCACAAGGTAACAACCCCATCCCATTCAACTGCTTACGCTGCTTTAGGAATATCTGTTCCTCAGCTTCCACGTCCTGTATGCAATACTCCTTTAGCCAACTAGGCGGAATATCAGAAGGATTAACACCAAGAGCAATAAGAGCCCCAACGTATCCTTCCTTACCAGCCACACCATAAAACTCAGCAAGAGAATTAAGATCGCGCTTAGAATGACGATTCCCGTCGTAGACATATTTTCCTATTACTGTGCAGTAGGGAAGAATCTTGGTAAGGTCCCACCCCATTCGATAGAACCAACCAAGTTCAAACTTGGTATTTTGGGCTACAATGAAATCAGCCTCATCCACCCATTTTTTTAGTTCTTGCTGCTCAAACTCGGAGCCCCACGCAACCAACCTTTTTCCATCCCACCGTTTTGCCACGGCCAGTAGGAGGCGGTTATTTGTATTACGCGGGTCCCCATAATCGAGATTAGTAGTTTCAACATCAACGATAAGGTATTTTCCATTAAGATAAATCTGCGGATTGGGCTCGCTTATATGCTTTGGGAGGCTAGGTGTTCCCTGATTAAGCGGGTGTCCCGGAAGCCGGTACGAAGCAATTTCTGTAGCCTCCCTTTGGCGATCTTCTGCTGCTTTCTTAGACATGCTGTGTTCAGCACCTTTGTTATTTTATCCACAGGAACTTGTATTTCTTCTCCCTTAGAGTTAAGCACGGTAACTACCTTACGGGTAGTCTTGGTATCGTACTTACGATAAGGTATCTTCTCCGGGTTTATTCCTTCCCGAATCAAAGCCGCTGCTGCTAACTGCTTCGCTAACTTTACTTGAGTACCTCTCATATAACCTGCCTCCATTTGTAGTCTATAGACTACGCAACATCCTCTACCATTGAAAGTAACGGATTTATCCGTACCGGATAACTGCCGTGCCACCCACTTAGCTTGTTCTTTGGTATAGAAAGCATAACCATATTCCTATTACGATAATCATCATTCGTTCCGAGAAGGATAAGCAAGTCAGCTTGTCCCGGCAAATCGACTTTACTGTTCGCCACATCGGCCATGTCTCCTATCAACTTATTGATGTGCTCCGAATCATTCATGGATTGGGAAACACTAATCCCAAGAACATTATGCTTCTTGATTAGGCGGCGAACGCCCGTAGCCACCTTCTCCAACTGCTCTGTCTTTTCCACATTACCCGCATTAATGTTGCGTATTTGGTCAACTACTACCGTATCTGGTTTGTACTTAGACAGCCAATTATCAATATGGTTCAATGAGCACTCACGCGCATTGATGAAAATCAGGTTATTTAGCCCCCGCTTATTAGCCTTTTCCTGCGTACCCTTGTAATCCTGCATTATTTGCTGCTTAGTAAGCCCCGTTAATCTGGAAACGAAACGCGGTAACATGCGCGCTGGTGCATCCTCGTTTCCAATATATAGTACACGTTTGCCCGAGTAACAAAGACCAGCCGCAAGGTTGATTGCAAACAGAGATTTGCCATTCTCAACTCTCCCAGCGATAAGAATATGATCTCCTTTGGTCGCACCCCCGTCAGTAAGTTCATTAAGAGAGGATGGGAAAAGGGGCAAAAGATTTTCCCTTTTGAGAGGCGCCAATACAGACTCGATAGCAATATCTTCATAAACATCAGCAGATTCCTCCGTTTTGTTTTCAACGCCTACATCCCACGCGGCCCACGATTGAGATAGGTCCCGTACCTTTGCATCGTCCTGCTTTAAGAGCGCCGCAGCAAGCTCATTAGCAATAATATATTTCTTTTGTGCGCGATATACGTCAACAAGATTGAGAACACTAACCCCCGCCAAACCCTTGACAATTTCTGAAATACGATTGAATTGCTTTTCATTGTTTAACCTTTGTTCCAGCGCCGCCAAAAGGATGCCCTTGTCAACATGACCAGCAGCCGGGTCACGCCTATAATAAGCCGCAATCGCGGAGAAAATGATCTTGCCTGCGTCTGTAAAACCTGCCCCGTCCTCTTTGAGATTGGTGAGTTCTTCAAATGCCTTACGTTCGTGCAGCAACGCCCCTAAGATTTTCGCTTCCAAAATACCCTCCAAGTAGTTCTTTTATTTGTTCGTCGGGCATATCCTTGACATCCTTAGACAGAGGAACTACCCAAAAGTTCCGGAAGTACAGCTTGTATTTCATTGATAAGTTAATTGCCTTTACAGTTGCGTCGTTATCCAAGGCCAAGAATACATACCGGAAATTCTTTCGGATATCCGCTGCCTGCGCTTCGCTAATATGACAACCAATTAACGCCGCCGATGGAACGTAGCGCGATAGTTTAATGGCGCTAAGCTGATCTTCGACTAACCATATCTCCGGTTGGGTAAGATGCCTCCTGTCAACGCCATAATAATCAAGTATTGGAACACCGTCGTTATCCCAAAAGGTTAGGGATTTTGGTTTCTGCCCGTCATAGGCTCGCAGTATATGTCCAGCAACATAACCGTTAGCAGCGTGCCACGGCTGTACAATCCTCCCCGAATCCAAATCCATGCGGAACGCCGCTATCTCTGGACGAGTCAATCCGTACTTCTCCCAAAACATTGCACGATATTTGGCCCACAATAAAACTGTCTCCCCGGTGTAGGGCCTTATTTTCCTACGAGTTGGCGTAGTCTGTAGACTACTCAACATTGTTGGTACAAAACCAGCAAAACCACACTTACCCCGATGACACTTGTACAATATCCCCGTAGCCACCCGAGTTAAATTAAATGCTTTTTCCTTGGTATCTCCGCCTCCGCACCTAGGGCATAGGAACTCTTTTGTAGACCCACCAATTTCTAGATCGGCTGAATCTAGGGCTATAGTATAATCGTACCTGCTGTCCTTTCTTGACGCACTCATACGCCCTTTCCTTTTTCATCCCCTTTAAATGTTTTCTTGAAAAGCGTGTTAGACGCCGTATGAAACACAACAATCCCCTCCGGGTCCATAAATCCAGGAGCGGCCACGCTGCCTCCTGTAGCTAAAGCATCTAGGGCTAAGTATATTGCTTCTTCGGTAAACGGGCCCTTATACAAGATTGGAACAACCCCGCAACATCCGGGAAGAACCTCGTATTCTTCCGCATCCGAACAACAGGTTTTCCATCGGGATACGTTGAACAAAGAAAACCGCTTATTTGTCAGCCCATATCCGCGTTGAATTCCCTTTCCGTACCACTCCCCAAAATGCCTTCCCGGGCCTAGTTTTAGCAACTCGTCTGAGTGTTTTCCAACCCACTCCCCGAACCCAAAGTTATCGTACTTGCCCTTTCCTAACCACCGGGTCCGCGAACCCGCCAGCATGACATAATCAATCCCATCCCGCTGCACTGACATGAACGGGGCTACTCCAGAGTCCAACTCGTCTTGCGGAACATTGTCGCGCAGCTCAATATAAATTTGCGCGTTAGTTCCATCCAGCTTCTCAGTGATTATTATATCACGAGATAGCCGCTTAATGCTAGGGAATCCCTGAAACTCCAGAACACTCATCGTAAGTCCTCCATAAGATACGCCTCATACATGGGGTTTAGTGATTGTCGATATCGCTCCACAGCGACCATGTATTTCACAACGGGGTTTCCCGGACCTCCGTTATACGCAGCCATTAGTATTACAGCATCATCCGTGCTTAACAGGTCACGCAACCACACCAAATACCTAGCGGCTAGTTCAATGTTCTGGCGAGGGTTCCATAACATTTGTGTGTAGGACTCCGGCCCTGCCAGAAAATACCACGTTTGTTTACTTATTACCCCATCCACACGTAGTCCATTGTGATACTGGAACATCTTTACCTGTAACTCTGTGGCTCTCCCATAGGCCCCGTCAGGCTTTATCTTCAATAGCGCCTGAGCAAACCGCACGTAATCTCCGCGAGAACCATACGCAAGCACAGGGCGCTTTGTGGTACTCCCCAAAGCTAGGGCGGCTGATTCAGGCTTAACCTGACAAACCCCTATCTCCCCGTGTTTGCCCCTGACGTTCCGCCAATTACTCTCTTTGCTACATATCGCCACTAACAGATTTGGCTTAATCTTGTACCGCTGCTCAATTTGTCTAGTATACGGCACGTAATCCGTGTGGCCTGTGAAACTATCATCGGCGTGGGATGTGGCAAACATGCCCGCTGTTAGCAGAATAACACCTGCTATTACTGCTCGTACCCACCAATACCTATCTCGTCGCTGTTGTGATTTCATTAGCATCCGTCCTCGGGTATGTGCGGTTATCGTCCAAATACACCTGCCGACTCGTCCTCACTAAGTTCTTCTGATTCTTCGTCCAACCCAACGTCCTCGGGTTCAGGTGCTATGAGCGCCTGCTCAGCGATAAACTCGTCCATGCCATCCACGAATCTCTCCCGGCGAGGTCTATCGAAGTTCAGGGACCGTACTTCCCCTTCATTGTTACGCTCAATCTTACGGCAGGAATTGCAGGTGCCAGAATCAATTTCTTCTTCCGACACAAGTACAGCATCACTACAACTTAGACAGAAATCAGTCATTTTAGTTTCCCTATTACCGATTATCGCCACTTCCGTTGAGTACCCCGCGTTCTTTGCGGTCCTGTAACTTGATTACGTTCTGGTACGCTAAGTCACCAAGCTGTACACCTAGTTCATCGGCAAGGCGGGCTAAATACCACAAGGCATCGCCGACTTCAGCCCTGATCTTATCCCGTAATTCTGCCGTGTCTCCATCACGGATAAGTTTCTTTACCTTATTAGCAATCTCCCCTGCCTCGCCCGCTAGGCCCAAGGCACAGTACGAGATTGCCGGTACAGTGCCCTTACAGGCATCCGGGTATATCGCTGTCTTTTTCGTGTGTTCCTGAAAGTGTTGAAAAAACATAGCCATTGTTCCTCCTTGTTGAACTTATTGGTAAAGTTGCTGTCTAAATATATTTACTATATGTATACCGTAGTCTATAGACTACGTTAAATACATTCCCCCTCCGGGGGAGTAAATATAAAGAGATTCTATAGAATCTCTATTATATATACATAAGAATGTATTAGACAGGTAAACTTGGGAAAAGTTCCCTACGTTACGCTACTCCATCATAACCAGCAACGGCAAACACTTGCCGATGGTTGTTGATATATTCGTTAAACGCGCCGACATAAGCGTCGAACGTCTGCTTACTTGACATTCCGGGAGCGGAGTTTACCTCGCAGATAACAGCGTGGTGTAGTTTACCTCCCCGCACAACTGCAAGCATATCAATTCCGCAGTAGTCCATACCGAGCGCCGCAGACGCAGCAAGGGCGATGCCGTAGATAACTTCCCGCTCATCCACGTGGATAGCCAAATCTTTGTGTGCAAACACCCATCCGCGATGATGGTTGCGAACATCATCGTTTACTGCATCAATTCCGTTAGCTTTGAGTTTCTCGGCCCCCATGCGCTTCTTTTGCACAAAGTCAATCACCTTTCCAAAGGCCACATGCACACGAAACTCGTGTGTTTTTGGGTAATCCTTGGTGTACAACGGAGCAATTGGCACATCGCTCCCGGGACCAATAATGGATATTCCATTTCCCTTTTTTCCTTTGGTTGTAGCACGAACGAATACACGGTCCCCATCATCAGCCCAAGATTGGGCGCGGCCTTGGTTAGAAGTCCACTCCAAGCAAGGAATACCAGCATCTGTTAGAAGTGCCAAAGTTACCCGCTTGTCTACACACTTGGCAACCGCGTTACCTTTGTTTACTATACGTCCCCCATTGTGAATAAACTCATCATACCAATCGGGTTTTTCCGATCTGCCATAGTTAATTACTATAGCACCGTTAGCGGGACGTTCTGCTGGACGAACCGAAGTTACTTCATAGGCCCCAAGGGCCTCAGCTAGTTTACGACCCACTCCGGGGGTTCCCTTACGCGCACGATAAATTCCTACGTCAAACATGATGTTCTCCTATGTTTGTGTAGTCTATAGACTACGCTTGGTTGAAGATATACTTTGTGAGTAACTTCTGGTAATACTTCCACCCGGTAGTGGCCTCATCCATATACTCCGGGTGATACTGTGCCGCCAAAAACCGAGTATTGGGAAACCACACTACCTCGGGCTCTTGCTCTGGAGGAACTTGAGGATTATCACTCTCCCCAAGGTATTCCTTCGAGCGGTTAGGAGACGCCCAAGCCAAGAGTTGGTGGTTAGTCCCCCGGACATTAAGCATCTGGTGATGAGTGCTTGTAACATAGATTTCCTCCCCGTCACTGGTTGAGGCAGGATGCCCACCACGTAGTCCGTGGCCTGTAACATGCTGGAACAGCTTACCGCCGGACATCACACAGCCGAATTGAGCGCCACGGCAGATACCGACCATTGGTATTTTCCTCTTTAGGGCAACGGCAAATACCTCCTGCTCTATGCTGTCCCGGTGATAATCCGGGAGTGCTGTGTAAGAGCCGGATTGCTCCCCGTATAGATTGGGGTCAACATCATTTCCCCCGGCGAACATAATAACATCCGCGTCTGCCGCCGCCGTTATAGCGTACTGATCGCGGTAACTGAACCGTATGTTCCCGTGTGGTACGAACGGGCGAGCGTCAAGTTGATCGCCCAATACAAGAATTACTGGTTTTGCTTTCATGGTGTGCTCCAGTTATTTGCTATGGTTACTAACAACTCAGTGTTGTCAAGGGTACTCCCGTAAATAAGACCCGGCGGTGGTTTATGCTTAGTGGAGAACCCAGTCTTATAGGTATCTGATGCTAGACAGAATAAATCCTGAATACCAAGGTAGTTCCAACTCTCCGAAAAAGGCTTCATATCGGTCATAACAGGCACCCACTTCTTGTGAACAAAATGCTTATAACATACCTCATACATGGTTTTACCCGATAACATTGCGTGCCCCCCACCGCAGCTTGATATATACTCCCAATTTTTTCCGTTGCTATCCAACTCAGAAAAGTTATGCATCATAAAGAAAGCAGGCAACACATCCAACCCAACAACATCCCGCAGAAGAAAATACCGTGTTATGGCGCTTGGGTATTCATCCGGGTAGCGGATTGCTGAGAATAGTCCAATAACAGCGGGCCCTGAGTATTTGGTCATATTAACCGAAATACCATACCGACGCCAGTGCGCGAAGTCGTACACCCCCCACGGTAACTCCGGCATTGCTTCCCGTAACTCCGCGAAAAAGCGGTCTACACTGGCCTTGTCTATTAATTTAGACAAGGCCGGAAAATACCGTATACTAGTCAGTTTATCGCCCTTGTCTCGGTCTATGCTATGGTCTTTTCCATCCTCATACCAGTGTATGTGCCCCCCGGCTGCTTGCAGTCGAGCAAAACATGCCTCGTTTGTAAGCTGTATCCGCTTCAGAGTAGTTTTCTCAACGTACAGTAGGTTAAACGCAACCATTGGCTATCTCCTAGTTAGTGGGTTTTAGCTGTATCTACAGAGCCCATTTTCAAGAATGGAATAGCATCTGCACAATTATGCCCGCACACATGGTCCATGTCTACATGCTTAATGTCCTTGAGGTTTTGGAATGGGTCCCCGCACCACGCGCACTTATCCTTCTCAAGTATGGCTGATGCCGCTGCTACGGAGTACAGCCGCCCATCAAGTGTAACCATACGGTGCCATCCCGGATATTCCTCGTCATTTAGGCACTTTAAGGACTCATTCTGAACCTCAACCCAAACGTCGTCCGGGTCCATCTCTGAATCCAGTATTATTGGCTTCGGTTTTTTTACGGCGTAGTCCGGTTGCAGTATGGGATTCTGCTCCACTTCTTTGTACTTCTTATAATGCTTCTTGTATGTTCCGGGCGTGCCATCCTTGAGCACGTCGGGGTTTTGGGACTCATTGACAAAGGCCACATAGACTGTAGGCCAGCTTGAGCCGAGACACACGTAACTAGCAACCTTGCCTAGCAGGAGTTTTCCGCCGGAGAACTTACGCATATCCACCGCACGGCACACAACACGCCAACCCGGCGCATCGACCATTACTCCCTCGATAACACCAGTGCGGCTGACGTTCTTGTTAAGGTAAACATCAGTCACCGCAAATTCGATTATTCGCCCCTCTTTCACATTGGCCGGAACATCAGACCCATTCCCACCACTCGTGCTCGTCTGCACTATTGAAAGGGCCTTTCGGATAAAATTTCCGTTTCCAGTGGCACCCCCCGAGTGGTGGTGTTGCGGGTAAAGCGGCGCTGGTGGCTTATATTCCTCGGCCTTGATAATCACACGGCCTCTTGGCTCATCCACAGGGAACTCCAGAATATCATACGGAGTTACCGATTCGATATCCTCCAACTCAATGTAGTTCCGCCAAGCCAACCATTGTAGCATCGGCCACTCGCTGGCAAAGAGCAGCAAGTTGCGGTCCTTGACATACGAATATGCCAATTCCCGTTCCTTGTTTCGTGTCATATACATCTTATTGGTCCGGCGGTCATGCCACACCAAAACAAATGGACCATTTAGAAGTTTGATTGTATCCCTCGGGTCCGGGCGTTCGGCTAAGCTGCGACAAATGTATTCACTGTCCGTACCATAGCCCCAATCGCCCAGTGATCGCTCATTTAGTATGGTTCCATTGTGGACCATCGTAATAGGTCCGTGCTGGAACGGGTGCGCGTTGTCCCTATGCACGTCCCCCTTAGTGGCCCACCTAACGTGGCCAACGTAGCCGTTCATCAGGGCAAAATCGCTAAGAAGGTCCTTAACTGGCGCTGCATTAACGAAATCTAGCCCATTGTACGCTCTCTTGAGAAACGGAATTTCCTTCTCTTGATTTTTGGGAACAGCAAATAATCCCGCTGAGTGTACGCCTCGTACCATGCCAGTTATGAACCCGTCACGCACAACGTCCCGAACATGTGCTCCGCTTGGTTTGTCTGCTGCAAACGGAACACTACCTATATACCCATGAATACCGCACATATCATAATCTCCTAGTGTTAAGTGGTGTAGTCTGTAGACTACGTGTGTTTCCGCATTGCTTCTTCCACAACAGCCAAATCCGCCTTACTAAAAGTATCGTACTGCAACTTAGGAAGCAGAAGCAAGTCTTGAACAAAACGAGCCCCGTGCATTATGTCTACTTCTGCATCAGGATAATCCAACTCGTGCCACAATGGTCCGAATATCTGCATTCCTAACGGCCTTGCCCCTAGCTTAGATACCTGAATAACTAGCTCTGTCGGACCATCAAACTGCATGTCCAGCGCCGCCTTCTTAAGGCATTGAATTATGGACACCCACTCGATAACCTCGTCCATATCCAAGGTTCCTTGATGCATCCTGAACTCCACGCTACCGAATTCCTTGAGTGTCAGGAAATTTATTGCCATGTACTTGCTGGCCCCTTGTATGAATACCGGCAATACTTCGTCGCCTCTATTTGCATCAAGAATGTTTGCGTACTGTTGACGTAGTTCCTCTGCCCGATAGGTGGGTAAGCAAAAATTATTGTATTCCCGCGTTGGGCTACAATAATGAAACAGTACCTTCTCGAACATAATAGATACCATCTTTAGCCGACGGAACTGCTCCGGCGTAAGGTTACGCACATCCAGATGCACATGGAGGCTAGTCCGTAAGTTCAGCGCCAGAGGGGATTCGTTCTTCCGTGCGAACTCAGCAACTATCATCATAAGTTCGGTAATAGCTGCTGTAAGATCAACCCCGGACAGCGGATGTGTGAAACGCAACTCAATGCCGTCACCACGTAGCGAGGGGTCATGCCCAAACGCAACGAACTTTGGCATTATTATACGATACACATCTTCCTGCTGCGCGGCGTTCTCAAACTCCAATTCCAGCCCTATGCAGCAATCAGGTAACGGCCACCTGTCGTCCACCGCGAATGTGCGCGGGTCAGATGGGTGCCCAAACATCTTACCAATTTGGTTCTTCATTGTCCTCATCTCCGTTGTGAATTGCAACATTAAACATACCCGGATTTATATTAAACCGGGGGGCCTCCCTGTCTGCCGCCCAAATGTATTGTAGCGGCTGAGCGGCTGTGCCCACAGATGCAAAAGGCGCACGCGCTACTTCTTTTGCTTCTACCTTCTCACACGGAGCATACAACGACATTTCCTCGTACAATAGGTGTGCGTGCGGTAGAAGGAATATAGTGCCACTTTTATCGTATAGCCCCGCCACCAAGTCTTTGTAAAACACAACAGGCTTGCGCGATAGTCGCGTTTTTATCATAGCAATGTTACGGCTAATCGCCGCGCCAACGTACTCGTTGCTCCTAATGCGCCCCCATGCTTCATCAGCCGCCATATACACAGGGTTATACACTGACGGAATATCCCATGATTCGGCTGGGTTCTCAAAGAGACGCCGCATAGTTAGACGCACAAACCCCGAGGCATCAGGGTTCCAATAGGAATACATTGTTAAGGAAGGTAAGAGTCCCCGCGTTCGGGCCGGTTGAGCCTCGGGAGCACGCGACACCCACTTAACTATCTTGTCCCGGCAATTAACATACCCAAGCAAAGGCGCTGCCCATACAATGTCCTCATAATTAACTATCCGAGAAAACAATTCCTGAACAACAGAGTCGCCTCTTGCTATGTACTTGGCGCCCTCTAAGGTAGAATGTTTAGGGTTAACCTTAGAGAACCGCCCAACGTATACTGGCACAACCACACCATCCTCACGCGCACCAATAAAAGTCTGTGCGTAGCGATGATTTAACTCATCAGAAGTCTCCACAAACATAAGTAGTCTCCAACAGGTTGCGTAGTCTGTAGACTACGATATGGCTCACTGATTACGCGGCAGTTCCATCAACTGCTTAGCCGCAGCAACCCCAACTAATAGTTGTATACCAAGTTTGGCTCCCTCTTTGTCACAGGCGTTGATCGCATCGCACAATGCAGCCGCCGTCTGATAATCTTGGTTTCCAAGCCGGGGGCCGTGCTTGGCGGGTCCGTATATGGTATGCACGTAGTATATGGCGTCCCATACGGCACCAATTCTGGCACTGTCTTTTATCCAGAAGTTGCTCAGTGAGATATACTCCAAGCCGTAGGGCTTGGGCCTGAATGACCCGGCCTTTCCGTACATGGTACGTCGCACACGCTCTTGCGCCAGTTCAACCTCAGTCATCCACCACAAAGCCGGTGCCGCTAAACATACATCCAGAGCGCGAGCCCAATAGGCACGTAACAACGGGTCCGAGGTAATGCCGGGAATACCAATGTGAACATGGCCCGCCGCAAACCGAGTGGCGGGGTTATCCAGCATATCCATTGACAGCGCCTTTGGTTTTTCAAATGACCATGCGTTATGAAACGGGTTGCACCCGAACTCGAACGCAGACGGAGATTGCAACTCGCTATCCGGCATATCCACGCTGCCCGCAATGTGCATGTGCAGATTAACCTTAGTGAGCGCCGCGCGGCAATGCCCCACACCGGCTTGAATATACTTGATGAACTCAGATTTCCTCGTCGCTGGCGGAATGTTGAACTCCAGTGCTACGTTGTCCTCCTGCACGAAGAAGCCTTCGCCTACTTGCAGCGGCCTTAACTTGCTCCCGCCAATAAGGCCGATTACGCTGCGAATCTTTCCCACATCGTCCGTTGCGAACATTTCCGGGTCGGCTCCCACAGTCAGGGACCGTTGGGCCGATGATTCCAGTTTCGGTTCGGCCCTCGGCCTCTGATGCACGTTTGTGTATGAAGCCCGCTTTGGTATTGCTGCCATGTTTGCTTTTCTCCATTGTGATTACTAGGCCCAAAGGCCCCGCACCATTGCAGGGGCCATTACTTACCGTAGTCTACAGACTACTTACGACGCTTGGCCTTCTTCTTGGCTGCTGGGCGTGTCGAACGATACCACAGGGTAATTCCATATATATTGTCGGTATGCTCTTTGTTCACCATACGGCGCGAGTTCTTGAAGCCGCATGATTTCAGAACACCTACAGCTTTCTTTTGGTAGTCAGCGGTAATAGCGATAATCATCTTGGTGCCGTCCTGATAGCTAGAACCGAGATATTCCAGTACATCCGCATTGGTGATGTTGTCCAGATGATGCAGTAGGTTAGTCGAGCAGCAGCCGTCAACTCCATTGGTCATATCCATCTTTTAATCTCCGTAGTTTACTTGGTTTGCGGTACGCAGGATTGCGTACCTCAGCGGCGTACCGCCTTTTGTGGCACAACGACATCCTTGTGGCGATGAACTATCATCACCGGAAAAGGAGTCCGTTGTGTATTAGTGAATCGTTACTGTTTACGGGTACTTATTGAAATACCACGAGCCGCAGGAGTATACCCATGTTTCTGGCACTCAGCATAGGCCCAATACAACGCCTCTCCCTTAGATGTGTACCTTGGGGGGCTGGTTACGGACCAATGAGTAAAGCCGTGACCATCCGTGTATGTAACAGTGAAGGCCCACTTCTCCGCTTTTGCGTGTGGTGCGGTACTTTGTACAGCGTGCAATGCTAACGCAAGACTTGACATGCTATATCCTCCATAGTTAGTTGAGTATGGCTTTAAGTGTTCTACCCTTGGCCCAAGCGAGTAAATCATCCTTATCCAAATCAGGCAATGGCACGGGTAACTTATGCCCATTCCCGGTGGCGCGACTCACTAAATACCATTGCCCCCGCTGTTCCATTAAAATGTAGGTATCATCCTCAGCAAGAGTGTGCCCACCTATTATGGGATGGGGTGCCTGTGAATAAAACCATTGATCGGTCATTTAACCTCCATTGATTTTAGGCATTAAAAAAGAGGGGCATACGCCCCTCACTTAATTGGCGACCACTGACGGAATCGAACCGCCCCAGCAAGATTTGGAGTCTCGCTCGCCAGCCTTGGAACATGAGCGGTCATGTGTAGTCTGTAGACTACGTTAATCTTCCAGTCCGTAGCGAACGTCGGTGTTGCTGGGCGCCAGTTGATTTCCGGGTTCTGCCACATCCTCCGATGTTTTCTTGGCTGGCTTGCTTTCCCACACACGCACAAGGAACCGCTTGCTATCGAACGCGGGATTTCCTGTATAGATAACCTTGGCTATATCCAAGATCACCTTTGTATATACATCATCGACGAGCGAATCCTTACCAACGGGCAAGCCGCATTCATTCAATGACGTGAAGCCGGTATGTAGGGCTTCCGCAATACCCTCAATGGCCTCGCGTGATATGGTGTCTGCCAGTGTTATCTGGTGATTGTTGCCTGTATTTGCTTGGTGTGTCATACAACCTCCGTAGCTACATCCGGGTTGAGGGGAACTACCATCATTGGGAGATGAGGCGTTGATTGGCGTAGTCTACAGACTACCCCGCGCTGAGATTTCATATCCCTTATAGTACAAGGTACGATGCACCCATGTTTCGAGCGTTGTGTGCCACACTTCGGTTCCATAATAGGAACTCGTATCCTTGCGGCTTTGTTGTTTGGCTTGCGCTGTGGCCGTGTTCATGGCGTCGGGCATAAGTCCCTTGACCGTATCAATTTCAAAATCCTTGCTTAGATCAGATTGCAGATGGCCTACGTTACGGCGAAATACGCGAACAGTAAGGTTATGGCTCATTGCAATTCTCCTGTATGGCACCACGTTTCTTGCAGTATGTAGCCCAATCTGGTTGTGGTTGGCGTTCGCCCGGTTCTACACAAGTGATGCGTAAGTGATATTCTTCGGCGGCATCGAAGCCGCAATATATGCAGCAGGCGTCGTCGTCCCATACATGCCCTAAGCGTCTAGCGTCCATCGTTGTTTCTCCTGTTAAGTGTAGTCTGTAGACTACGGGTACCGCCGCGTGTGTATATAAAAGGAATAGGCGCGCACACGTATATGCGCGCGTAGCTCCATTTGTTAACGACATTATACCACAAGTCTAATGTAATGTCAAATCAAATCAACTACTTATTACAGGGGCCGTAGCGACATCCTTGTGGCCGGGAACTATCATCAATCCGGGTCACACACGCTAATATAAAAGTCCACCGCAAAACTCAACGTATCGTGTATAAATACGATTGCTCCCTGACTTACAGCATCCATTACGAAGTGGAGTACGTTGTAAGAAACCAATGAATTTTGCGACCAATAAGGAACAATAACCCGAATGTATAAATCACCATCGTCTATTTCCTCTTGCGTTATGATGTGCTGCGCTATGGCGCCTCCGGTATTAATGGGGTGCGCTTTAATGAAGTTTGCAATTTCATCTCTGGTAAATAGCATAGCTATATCCTTGTGGTGTACTATCA